ATGAAAGAGTTAGTTAACATTCTGTTAGAGTCCGCAGGATTCTACAAGAACAGTAAGGAACAAAAGAGATGCCTGTTAGCATTCGCTGTACTGGCATCGCTGACAGTCGTGTTTTGTTGGTCACTCCTGGCCATCCCCTTTGGGATTGGCGCAGCCGTAGCCTACAAGAAGTGCAAAGACAAGAAAGTAATTGTGGAGGAATGATTATGGTTGCAGCAGAACCAAAAGTAGATCCGAGTAGCAGGTACTCCATCAAGCAGACTTGCGAGTTGCTGGGTGTTCATAGGAACACTCTGAGAGCGTACACCAAAGGCCACTTCATAAAGTGTGGCTTTTGGAAGAGAAATTACAGACCTTACTACTTAGGTAGCGAGATTACAAAGTTTTGGAGAATGAGAGCATAAAGATAATGTTCAATCATACGTGTGTGGCAGCCGTCGTCTGAGAAGATAGCGGCTGCTTTTCGTTTGGCAGCATCTCACCCCTCCCAGTAAGCAACCAGTCCGCAGATACCCCATAATGAAGCACGAGGTAAGAAAGGAGTTCCGGCTTAAGCACGTGATTTGATGGGCTGGCTTTGATGGTCTGCACGTTACCTTGGTTTGCTCCCATCTCTCGTGTGATGGTCTGAAGTCCACGGATTTTCTTCAGCCTCCGTAACGTGTTCACAGCGAGGAAGTACCGTTCCGTTATCTGTACGCCTTCAGGAGAGATTATCATTCTTGGCATAGTGTTGATTTTTTTGTTTATGAGTTCGATAAGCTGAGTGATTTGTTGCTGAGATTGCTCAATCCTAAGAATAAGGCTTGCGATGGTATCCTGCTGCTTCTTAATGATAGACAGTAATTCATCCTCTTTATTTATATAGCAATCGCGTTCATCGTCTTCTGATTTCCCAGAATTTGACACGTTTTTAGTGTTGGTAACTGGAACGTCATCAGTAATGTATTTATCCACTACGTCCTTTCCGTAGTGATCAATAAGGAGCTGAATTTTCTCGTCTGAGAGAAGCGCATTTCCTCTGCAAAATTTGGATATGCTCGCCTGTGAATAGTGGAGAATTTGTTGTAAATCAACTTGCCTTATTTTTAAGTCTTTCGTAAACTCCTTAAACTTGAACATAGCTTATTTTTTGCTTTTAGATTTGAGAAATTTGGCTTTTTCCAGGCGGTTTGCATATTTTTCACGTGACGACTTTTTAAAGACCTTGCAAGCCTTTTTTAGCACTCGGATTTCGTCATCATACCGTTTGGTCTTTCTGTACAGTATCGCAAGACGATCAAAAGAATGTTGAGCAGGGTAACAATCGCCATCAATGTTCTCCTCATAGATAGAAATTGCTTCCTCAATGTCGCCACGTTTTTCTGCATCTATACCTTTATTATTAAGTTCGGTGCATTCTGCAAGTTTCTTCATCTTCGCTTTGTAGTCGTCAGCCTTTTTCCTTGCTCGTTCGTAAACTTCAGTTGGAATACGCTCCCAGGTACGGCCGGCTACCTCATGGCTGGTAGTCTTAAAGAATTCCCTACTGCTTAAGTGTGGCATGAGTTCACGAAATTCTTCTTCTCTAATCATTTTAAAGTTTCCAAAGTCCATATTGATTGGTTTTAAGTGAAAATTGCTGGAGGCGATTTTGTACTGCCTCGAAGCGTATATTGTATAATACTTATTGTTGATGTAGTATATGTGCGCTAATTTCAGATTGTTTTCTTGTTAATAGGACGCTGTACGTCCTTGCCAGTTATTTCGTCTAAGAGTCTCGAAAGATTTTTGGCGTTGAGCATGTTAGCCTCTGCGTTGAGTTTGTTGGCTTCAGCGTTTTTCTCGTTCTGCTCCATTAGTTGCTGCATCATACTTGTGAGATCAGCAATAATATCATCTGTAGTACGTTTCACCGGAGCGTCTTTTGCGAGCATTTCGCCTGTGCCATAGATTATCCATTCCCTACTATATTGAGGAAAGGCGTCGGCAATTTTGACAAGGGTTCCTTTTTGAGGATTTCGCTTGTCGTTCAAGATTTTGTTGATGGTCACATTGTTAGTGAGACCAATCTTCTTGCTGAAAGGGTTTATCTTCAGATTCTCCCTATCCATGATTGTTTTTACTCGTTCCCAGCCCTGCATAATACTTAATTGTTAAATTTAGCTAACTCTTAGCTAATAAATAGCTATTTGTTTGCTACATTAATTAATTATTAGTACCTTTACACTGTAATTCTAATTAAAGCACTACAAAGATAATGAAAAGTAATCGAACTACAAATAGTTTCGAGAAAAAAGTCAAAGAAATGACCCTCGAGGACTATTACAACGGTCTGCCGGAAGCCAACTATCCGAAGACTGAGTTTGTGAACCAAATCGTTCAGAAATGCAACGTATCGAGTGCTACAGCCCACAACTGGATACATGGCAAGACGAAGCCTCTCGATCAGAAGCACGTCGATATGCTGAGCGAGATAACCGGAATACCGAAGGAGATGCTATGGAAGGATTAGAGTTCTATCTGTACGAGAGCGAGCTTTGGTGCAAGTCTGAGGACGGTAGGAATTGGGCTGTGACAGAGAACGACACCGAGCTGATTCAGCAAGTGCTGTCGATGGTCAGAGAGCAGTTCCCCGAAGCATACCACGCATTGGAGCAGGTGTATAAGAAAAGCGCTGGCAACCCTCGATACTACCAGTTCATCATGTTCAGGCGGTTCGTTAAGTGTAACTTCGGCAAGCTGGACTCCACCGCCATAGACATTACGAAATGTGGTAGCTTTTGCTTCGAGAAAGTTGACTGTCCTCTCCGAGGTGAGTGCGCTTTCGAGAATGTAATCTGCTCACCGAAGTTCAACAGTACGCTTTCCAGGCAGGAGTTGAGGGTGATGAAATTGATGTATGAAGGAAAGAACAAAGAGGAGATTTCCTCTGAGCTGTATATCTCTCCTAACACTGTAAAGAACCACATCAAGTCGGTTTATACAAAGCTCGGCATCCACGAGAAAAGCGAGTTCATTCAATATGCAAACAAGAACCATTTGTTTAACATCTAAATAATTTTTATTATGAGTTTAATCAAGAAAGCAACCGAGTTGCAGATTTCGAAGACCGTGAAGATGATGATCTACGGTCAGGCCGGTATGGGTAAGACCACTTTGGCACTCTCAATGCCGAGACCACTTTTGTTTGACTTCGATAATGGAGTCAAGCGTGTGAACAACGCACAGCTTGCAGGTGTTGACATCGTTCCAGTTACAAGCTGGATGGACGTTCAGAGCGTAATGCGTGAGGACTTGTCAGCGTACAGCACCATCGTGATTGACACCATCGGTAAGATGATGGACTTCATCATCGCCTATCGCTGCGGTCAGCGTAACCCACGTATCCAAGACTGGGGTAACATCAACAACGACTTCAAGCAGTTTTGTCAGTCGGTGTCGATGCTCAACAAGAACGTGGTATTCGTCGCCCATCGGGACGTGCAGACTGATGGAGACAACCGAGTATTCGTACCGGCCCTCCGTCCTAAGAACTACAACAGCATCGTTACTGAGTTGGATTTGCTCGGCTACGTCCAGATGCGCAATGAGCAGGGTATTCAGAAGCGTACCATCACCTTTGACCCTACGGACATCAGCGATGGCAAGAATACGTGCAATATGCCCGGTATCATGAACATTCCGGTCATCAATGACGCTAACGGCAATGCCATTGCTAAGAATGACTTCCTCGCTCGTGAGGTTCTTGGCAGATACGATAAGATGATTGACATCAAGGAGCAGGCTGCAAAGGACTATCAAGATGTGCTCACTGAGATTGAGAATGCCATCGAGCAGATTACAGACGCTGAGGGTGCCAACCACTTCCTTGCTCACATCGGAGAGTACAAGCAGCACGGCAACTCTGTAATCATCAAGGCGCGCGACCTGTTCAGCAAGAAGGTGAAAGCCCTCGGCCTTGTCTATGATAAGGAAGCTAAGAAGTACACTTCAAAGACCGCTTAACATGGCAAAGGTAGCATACAAGATTTATCCTACGCTCTTGGATGCGTTCGAGGATTACCTTGAAAGCTACGACATCTACGAGAGGTACTACGGCTGGAGCGACAACCCAAGTATCTCCGTAGATGAATTCCAAGAGAAGCAGTATAAAGGGCTGATTGACAAGATTAACAGAGTTCCGTTCGAGAGCGACGCGGCCGATAGAGGCACGGCGTTCAACGAGGTCATTGACTGTATGGTGCTGTTCAAGAATAGCGAGAAGATGAAGATTACCAAATGGTACGACAACGGCTCGCTTTGTGGGGTGAAAGCCTCTTACAACGGCAAAGACTTCTACTTCCCCATGAACCTTATCAAAGAGGTTGCATCGTGGTATAAAGGAGGCCTACCGCAACAGCACATTCAAGCCATCCTTCCGACATCGTTCGGTAACGTGCTACTCTATGGTTATATCGATTACGTGATGCCTCTCAAAACGTGTGACTTGAAGACAACCGGCCAGTATTGGTTTGGAAAGTTCAAGAACCATTGGCAGCACATCGTCTATCCGTATGCGCTCGCTCAGAACGGAGCAGACGTGAGAGACTTCGAGTACAACATAGTCGAGTGGAGAAAGACCGGCTATGATCTGTACAACGAGTGCTACCTATTCAGACCGGAAAGAGACATTCCAAAGCTGACAAACCACTGTGAGGACTTCATTAGGTTCTTGCAGGAAAACAGAGATAAGATTACAGACAAGAAAATTTTTGCAGAAATATGAAAGAAATTTCGACCATCGACGAGAGCAGCCTGCAGCTCGTCATAAAGAGCGAGACCATCGGCTCGCTCACCACCAACGCAGAGCAGATACGTGACCTCGTTAAGAGCCGTATCGGTGATTACACGTCCGAGAACTACAGCCTTGCCAACATCGATAAGGCTAAGGCTGACAAAGCGCTTCTGAATAAGGCGAAGAAAGCCCTCAATGATAAGCGCATTGAGCTGGAGAAGAAATGGATGCAGCCGTTCATGGGCTTCAAGGACGTGATGAGTGAGACCGTGAAACTCATCGACTCAGCAGTGAAAGACATCGACTCCGTTGTTAAGGAAGCTGACGAGAAAGCCAAGAACGAGAAGAAAGAGCAGATTGAAAAGCTTGCTGAAAGCCTCGGTGTTGAAGCCGCACACGTGAAACTGGAGAAGATTTGGAACCCGAAGTGGCTGAACAAATCGACTTCGATGAAAGCCGTTCAAAAGGACATCGAGACCTCACTGGCAAACATCAAGCGAGACCTCGAGACGCTGAAGACCTTCAAGGAGGATTACGATGCGCTGGTTGTCCGCTACATGGAAAATCTCGACATCAACGAGACGATTTCCTATGCCAACAGCCTAAAGGCTCAGCGAGAGCTGGCCAAAGCTGAAGAGCAGAAGAATGACAATTCTCCATCAGCAGAACCGCAGACAGAGCAGCCAGCACAGAATGAGACAAAGGAGACCGAGACATCATCGCACCATGATGACTACGACTCCGCCGTTGACGCTTTCGCTGACGCCCTCGACCAGGGAGCCGACGCACCTACTCCTGCAAAGGAGGATAAGACGTTTGTGATTACCGGAACCGAGGACGATATAGCAAAGGTGGTAGATTTCCTCGAGGAGAATGGCATAACATTTAGCATCAAGTAATATGGCTAATCAGATTATAGGAAGGGTATTTGAGATTGGTCAGACCACCTCAATACCAACCAAGAGTGGCAACACCTTTCAAAAGAGGCAGATAGTGTTGGACGCATCGCAGGACGCATCGCACTACGATCAGTACACTGGCCAAAAGTACGAGAATTATCCTCAGTTCCAGTTTCTGCAGATGAACTGCGCGCAGCTTGACAATTTCAAGGTTGGTGACATCGTAGTAGTCTCGTTTGCCCTCAACGGCCGTTCCTACGAGAAGGACGGAGTGAAGAAGTGGATAACTGACATCACTGGCTATAAGATAGAGCCGTATCAGCGTCAGCAACCCTCGCAGCAACCGACACAACAGCAAGTGCAGCAGCCGGCGCCACAGCAGGCTCCAGCAGCGCAAGCTCAGCAGAGTGCTCAGTCTCAACAGCCTTTCTCACCTAACGTTGACGCACAAGGTGTACCGATTGGCTCAGTTGATGACTTACCGTTCTAATCATGATATTCAATCTTGAAAACGAATTTGAGCGTGACAAATACAAAGAGTATTGTAATGAGCAGTACAAAAAGGGTGGAATCGTTGAAGTGAAGCGAAAGCATCGTCAACGTTCCACCTCCCAAAACGCTTATCTGCATGTCTTGCTTGGTTACTTTGCTTCTGAGTTTGGTTACACCTTGGAAGAGGTGAAATACGAAATCTTCAAGAAGCGTGTCAATGCTGAAATCTTCACCGTCGAACGAACCAACAAGAGAGGCCAGAAAGTTAAGGCTATACGAAGTTCGAGTGATTTGACGACAGCAGAGATGACTACCGCTATCGAACGGTTCCGCAACTACTCGAGTGCGGTAGCAGGTCTCTACCTGCCGGAGCCGCATGAGAACGAAATGCTGATTTACGCTCAGCAACAGATAGAAAGAATGCAAGAGTATTTATAAATAATTTTCAGAGTAAAAAAATGATTGCAAATTTGAAAGATTATGAGCCTAAGCACATTGAGTATGTGCTGGGCGACGCAGAGAAAGAGTTGTTTCCTGTAGAGTTGGACTTCACGAAAGTGAAAGGTCAGAAGATAAAGACCGCAGCCGATGCGATGAAGTACATCGGCAAGTGTTTCAACGCCACATTCCCAACCAACGAAACGGCAGAACGCAAGCTCGACGATTACGAAGTGCATAACATTCGAGAAGAATACTGCGTGCTGCAGGAGAATGAGGTGCCAAAGCGCAAGATGAACCTCGAAGAGACGCTGGAGCAAATCAAGGCGATGAAGAAGCGAGCCGAGGAAGCCTACAACTCCATCCTTATGGAAGTGGCCAAGTACGCAGCAGAGGTGAAGCAAGGGACACGTGAGCAGAGACTTTCCGCCAAAAACACCTTCTGCATTGCGCTCGCTGGATATTACGTGACCTACACGTATGACAAGGAGAGCAACACGTTCGTGCTGGCAAAGGCATTCCAAGTCTCAGACAGAAGCGAGATTTGGGCCCAGGAGAGCACCAACAGAGAGGTGATGCTCAAAGATTTCGGTCTCGAGTTCCCCGAACCCGAAAAGCCGGAAGAAGCCGAGGACGCAGATGATGGCACCGACAACAAAGGTGATGATCTGCCATTCGGAGATGATTAAACAAGTGGGGAGAGCAGAGGCTGAGCCTTTGCTCTTTCCCTTATAGACGTTGACTATGAAATATCAATTAAGGGATTATCAAAAGAAAGCGTCAGAAGCCATCGTGAATTGCTTCGAGTCAAAGCAAGGATACAACGGTATTGTCGTGCTTCCGACAGGTTCAGGCAAGAGCCTCGTCATAGCAGACGAGGTCTATCGTATCAATGAGCCGGTGCTTGTTTTCTGCCCATCCAAGGAGATAACCGAGCAGAATTACGAGAAGATGTGCTCATACGGTGTTTGGGACTGTGGAGTCTATTCCGCCTCCGTAGGCTGCAAGGACATCAACAAAATAACGTTTGCCACCATCGGTAGTGTGATGAACCATTTAGAGGATTTCAAGCACTTCAAGAACATCATCATCGACGAGTGCCATAACGTCAACGCCAAGGGTGGAATGTACGAACAATTCATACATTCAGAGAACCGAAGGGTTGTAGGACTTACTGCAACTCCATATCGCTTAGGTAGAGGTCTTGATGGAACGTCCATACTGAAGTTTCTTACGAGAACACGGCCGAGGATATTCACCAAGGTGCTGTACTACTGCCAAGTGTCTGAATTGCTCAACAAAGGTTTCCTGGCGGACTTGCATTACTATGACCTCACCTCCATCGATTTGAGGAACGTTAAGAGCAATTCCACTGGAGCAGACTTTGACGAGAAATCATTGGTTGCCGAGTATGAGAGAACCGGCTTCTACGATAAGCTGTCATACACGGCAATAAGAGTGTTGCACCCCAAGAACCACGTGCCGAGAAACGGTGTGTTGGTATTCACTCGCTTCGTCAAGGAGGCAGATGCACTTGTGGAGAAACTGAAAAGCGTTGATATCAAAGCAGCCATTGTCACCGGAACCACCCCGAAGACTGAACGTGAAGACATCTTAACGAAGTTCAAGTCAGGCGTTATTCGAGTTGTGGCCAACGTAGGAACCCTCACCACTGGATTTGACCATCCTGCGTTAGATACGATTATCCTTGCGCGTCCTACCAAGTCGCTCGCTCTGTATTATCAGATGGTTGGTAGAGCCATCCGCCCATACAAGGGCAAAGACGGTTGGGTTATTGACATGGGAGGCAACTACAAGCGCTTTGGACGTGTCGATGATCTGAATATCGGATTAGAGAAGCCTGGCACTGAACGATGGTGCATCAAGAGTAAGGGAATGCAATTGACGAATGTAATGTTTTAGTTATGTTACCATACTGGAAGAAAAATACGAAGAAGAGAAAGGCTGATGATGGTCAGCCGAAAAAGAGAACCAAGCGAAAGCCAGACCTCGTGAAGAAGCTCGACAGAGTTTTCTCGCTGTATATACGACTGCGTGATGCAATGCCGAGTGGTTTTGTTCGCTGTATCTCCTGTGGAAAGATTAAGAGGTTTGAGGACGTTGACTGCGGTCACTACTTCAGTCGCACCCACATGGCCACTCGCTTTGACGAGGATAATTGTAATGCGGAGTGCCGTTCATGCAACAGAATGTCGGCGGATCATCTGATAGGTTATCGTAAGAACCTGGTCGCCAAAATCGGGCTGAACCGCATCGATAGGCTTGACGTTCTCGCTCATTCCCAGAAGCATTGGCTTGATAGCGAGCTGGAGGAGAAGATAAGGTACTACACAGCCGAGGTGCGGAGACTCAGCCAAGAAAAGGGTATTCATGTAAACTTATAAATATTGTTAACGCAGGAAAATAATCGGAGCGTAGTATTTCTCTTTCAAATACTTTTGCTAACTTTACACCTGCAATATACAACAAATGGGGATAGGTGGAGGTTGCAGCCCATCGACAAGAGGAAAACCGTTTCGCCTCTTCCCCTTTTTTACTTGAAACGGTATAAAAGGAAATGGAATATGAAGAAACAACGTGGTTGCATACTCTGTCGTAAATCGACTCAGACACTTTCATTCATTATAACGGAAATGCTTTATGGATGATGGTTGGATAAAGTTGTATCGGAAGATTCAAGATTGGGAATGGTTCGATGATAGCCATATGGTCCATCTGTTCATCTACTTCTTGATAAATGCCAACACCAAGGAAAGAAATTGGCGTGGTATTGTTATCAAAAGAGGGCAACTTGTGATTGGTAGAAAGAGCTTATCAGTGATTACTGGAATCTCAGAAAGGACAATTCGTACCTGCTTAGAGAGGTTTCAGAAAAGCGGAGAAATAGTCGTGAAATCGACCAACCAATTTACACTTATAACTATCTCAAACTATGATAATTACAACGTTCCAGAAAGTGAAACTGACCAGCAATCGACCAGCAATCGACCAACGACCGACCAACGACTGACCACACCTAAAGAATTAAGAATAAAGAATATTATAAACTCTTCTAACGAAGAGTTACGGCCACCTGCCGGTGACCGTGCCCCAAAAGAGAAAAAAGCTAAGAAAACTCCATCTATTGTCACCAAGGCAAGGGTAATTTTTGAGGATTACTTCTACGAGCAATACGGAGAAAAATATTACTGGTCAGCCAAGGACGCTGTAGCGATGAAACGTCTGTTGCAGAAAATCAAGTTCAGCAGAACCAACCGCACCTACCCTCTGCCAGTTGATGACGACTCGCTTTGTGAAGCTTTTGGAGCGTTGCTTAGGTCAATCGACAAGAATTGGATTGTGAACAACTTCTCAGTTACGAAGATAGACTCTCAGTACAACGAGATAATTTCGGAAATCAAAATTAGAAATCATGGAAGCAGACAAAACACAGAAAACGGGTCAGATAAACGTCGAGGTGTTGAAATTACAGCTACTTCGGCAAAAGATTACGAGGGCGCGTTTTAAGTTCCCATTTGAGGAGGCTGACGCATACAAAATCATCATGGCTGCATACGAGACAGAAGTGAGATACAGACGCCGCCAGTTCGTCAATGACGATAAGACGAGAGCGAGCGTAGCAAGTTTCGTGAGAGCACTCACCTCTAAGCAGCCGAGGTTCGGTATTCTCCTTTGTGGTACGTGCGGTAACGGAAAGACCACGATGGTTTACGCATTCCAGAACGCTCTCAACCTGCTTGTGAGGAATGGTAGACTTGACAGAGAGTGGGGAATGCAGATTATCGACGCAAAAGAGATAGTCCGAAAGACGAGGGAGGACTACAAGTTCTATACCAACATCCGCAGCAAGGAAATGCTCGCCATCGAGGATATAGGCAGAGAGCCGGCCGAGACGCTTGATTACGGCAACGTCCTCAGTCCGATAGTCGATTTGCTGGAGTATCGGTACGACCAACAGCTATACACCATCGTGACGACCAATCTGAAACCGCAGGAGATGAGATCCCATTATGGGGACCGCATAGCGGATAGGCTCAATGAAATGTTCGATAAGGTCATCTTCCAGGATGGCTCCTACCGATTGACAACGAAAGAAAAAGAGTAAGCGTATGAACTTAGCAAGACTGGCATTAGAGATTGTCGATGATGATGAGATATTCTCCACCATCGAGGAAAAGACAATAGCTAAGAATGCGATGGCAGGTGCTATCCAATGGGCTGGCAAGCAAACCACAGCCGACCGAGAGTATTATGCCAACATGAAACGGAAAAGTATAATTTCAAGATTTAAGTGATATGTTAATCGAAAGTTTGAAGAAGTGGTTTGAATCGAATTTCGCCACAGACGGTGCTTCTCGCTTGGCGAGAGCAGACAAAAAGCGTAAAAAGGACTATGCAGACCGACTGGCCAACGCAAAGAACCATGTGTATTTCACGGACGAGGTTGACATTAACGGCAGCGTCCATCCCATCATAGCCATTGATGGGACCAAAGTGTACGACATCGACAAGAACGTTGATTTAGGCGTTGTGACCGTTGAGGAAGCAGGAATAGTGCTTAATAAGCTCCGTCAGAACTTCGCTCTCACCCACAAAGCGAAAATATAAGGCGATGGGAGGACTGTTTATGATTTATGTCGTTAAAGATATAGCCGAGGTGCTGTTCTACGTTTTTGCGTTTGCTTTCATAGGCTACGAGGAATACCTGTACCTCAATGCTGAAAGACTTGTCAAAGGTCAGAAAATTCTCCGAGAGGTAGGTATGAAGAATATCTCCTACTACTCTCCATGGATGAAAACGTTAGCGAGCATCGACATCGTTTATTGCCTATGGTGGTTTGTAGGACTCTGCACAAGCTACTGGTACATCGTGGCATTGCTCATGATAGTCACTTTTGTCATACCAGCAACGTCAGTACGCAAAGTGAAGCTCAACACTATAACGAGCATCCTGCTGTTGTCTGTATTGCTGGCGCTGAAAGCTATTGGTGCGTTTGGCTACCGATTAGTCGGGTGAGAATGTTTCAAAGTTAAACAATGTTTAGGTGTTAAATTTCAAGTTCAAAAGTTTGCGTAACCCAGTGAAAATCACTACCTTTACACTTGTAAATAAGAAACATATTATTCACTAAAATTCAAAAGCAATGGAAAGTCTGAAGTCACAGATCAAGAGCAATTTCGAGAGTTTGTCATTCAATGAGGCTCTGAAAGCCAACGAGAGTTTATTCACTGAGTATGAGCGCGTCCACGGTCGCCGCAGTCTTAACGCTGTGATTGCCTACTACCGCAAGAAGTCTGAGCGCGAGGAGATGGAAGCAGCCGCAGAACCAGTTGCTGAAGCCATCGTTCCGGCCGAGGAAGAGAGCAATTCCCAGGTAGAGGCTGATAACGAAGCTGAGAGCGAGACCGAAGTAAAGCCCGAGTCAAATGCTGAAGTCGAGACCGAAATAGAAGTCGAGACAGAAGCAGAGCCAGTAGAAGAGGATGAGAAGTCAGAGCCGGCCGAGAAGCCTCAGTTCCACTTCACCATCGGCACCGAGTTCAACCGCCAGCAGATTGAGGAAGCCATCGCTGACAAGTCGCAGCAGGTGTTCGCTAAGTTCTGCATCATCGAGGAATACTTCGAGCAGGTCAGCGACGACCAAGCTATCCGCAGAATCTCAATGTGGCTCAGCTCAGCTTGTGAAGGCTACGATAAGTGGGATGACGCAAGCAAGGCAGCTAAGGAGCACAACATCGTCTCTCAGCGAAAGCCCGGTAACTTCGACCTCTCAAAGAAAGGCCTGCCAGTCGGTGAGATCTACCGCAAGGCTACGGTAATGCGCATCTCTGACGCCATCAAGAAGTTCTATCTTGAAAGAGGCGAGGGAGAGCTGGCACTGGACCGAGTCTATGACATCGATTCCGATAAGTAACAAACCATTAGGAGAGAGGCTTCGAGCCTCCCTCCCTCTAAAGTTCAAAGAGCATGGAGAATAAGAACCAACGTTGCAGGAGTTGTCGTTATTGCGCCAATTATGAGGCGAACAGAGCAAATAAGCTGGACTGGAGATGCCAGCTTACCGGTGATGCTTGTGGTGACTACAAATGCAAGAGCTACAAGGAAGAGTATTACGAGTATGGAGGAAGCAAGAGATGAAGAATAACCAACTTGAAGCAAGTGACGTTCCAAGCGAGATGATGGAGCAGATGCGGAGGCAGTTTGATATGGACTCCAGAATAATTGAAATGCGTACCCATCAGCAAGTTCTTGTGAGACAAGGCAACCTCCAGGCTGCGTTGCAAATCGGTCAGACGATAGAGGCGTTGTTCTCAAAGGTCGTCTATGAGTATCTGAAAGAAGCTAACGAGGAAGCCGAGAGAATCGACATCGGAACTCTGAATATCTCCAAGGAGGACAAAGCCGAGATCAACACGCTCATCGTAACGTTGTTCATGGCTTGCGACATCATCGAGTCGGCAACGATGGATTTCAATGACGTACTGAAACGTGTTGACGACACGCTTGTTATGGAGCAGTTTGACGACATTCGAAATCTGTCTAAGAGCGCCAAGGAGAAGTTGCGTTTCCTCTCCAAGAACTCCAAGCTGATGAAAGATTTGGCCTGGGCGTACAAATGCGATGATATGTACGACATGATGAAGAATAAGGCTAAGAGCATCCTCCGCAAAAGAGCCTCCAAGGATTGGGGTAAGAACATGGAAAAGTTTAACGATTAGAAATAACAGCATGAAGTATTTTTTGTATGATTTAGAGACCACTGGACTGAGTAGTGCGAAAAACGCCATCCACCAGTTATCCGGTAAGGTGATTATTGACGGAGTAGTGAAAGAGACTTTCGACATCCACATGCAGCCGTTTGCAGGTGCCGAAATATCTGACGAGGCTTTGAGAATCGGCAATGTGACACGTGGGCAGATTGCCTCCTACCAGCCTCAAAGCGAGGCGTACAAGCAAGTGATGGCCATCCTCAGTAAGTACGTGAATAAGTTTGATAAGACCGATAAGATGTACCTGGTCGGCTTCAACAACGTGCGGTTTGATAACGACTTCTTCCGTGCGTTCTTTGAGAGGAATGGAAACCATTACTTCGGCAGCTACTTTTGGAGCGACAGCATGGACTGTATGATATTTGCATCAGCCTTGCTTGCTCCTAAGCGTTCGCAAATGCCAAACTTCAAGCAGAGCACGGTAGCCCAGTACCTTGGAGTAACGGTCGCTGAGGATAAGCTCCATAATGCCAATTACGACATTGAGCTGTGCCAGGCGATTTTCGAGAAGTGCATTAAGGCTTTTGGCCTTTCGTTGTAGTCCAACCATAGAGAGTCTGAGATATGGAAGATAAGTATTACGGTTTGTGCGAGAGCTGCACCAATGCTGTTATGTTCAACGGCATGATTGAGTGTGGTGATGGCTTGTTTAACGGCACCTGTCAGAAGTATGCTCCACTTGAACTGAAAGGAAAGAGAGGTAAGAAATGAAGATCTGCGACGAGTGTCTAAGTTGCTCATCGGGGGGGGGTATGTGAGTGCCAGAAAAGTATCTACCACGGGACTTTGGTAGATGACGGCCAAGAAGGCTGTAGTCATTTTATGAACGCCTTCAAGGCCCACTACGAAATGAGAAGAGACAGACCAAAGAAATGGCATCGGGTAAAGACGATGGAAGACACGATGATACCAGGTGCAAGGTTTTATTAATCGAATTAAATTCATAACTTATGAAAGAATCATTAAAATTAAAATTGTTGCGTGTTGCAGCCAACAATGCAAGCTGCACTGCCGAGGTTAAGTCGCTGTTGGATTTCATCACCAAGGATGAAAAGCCTGCAGAGAGCAAGCGTGTAGAAGTCAAGACCTCCCTTGAAGATGGAGTCTATGTTGTATTCTCATCCGGTGAGATTAAGCCTGTCAGCGAGTATAACGAGCCAAGGTACTGATGATCTATCGTGACCACAGTTGGATTGTCGCTCCTCGTGACGCTGAGTGTGGAGAAACTACGCTTCTGAAAGAGGATGCAGATAGAGAAAGCGGCTCTCCATTCTACAAGGCTGAGATTGAGGCCCTGAATGACTTCGATATGGAGTCTTGCACAGCTCACCTCCGCAAGGCTGGCCTTGCTTTCGAGTTGGATGACGATGCGTTCATCCCTACAGCCGGTCAGCTTGCTGCCATGTGGCTCTATCGTGACGTTCTGAACAAAGCACTGAAAGATACGGGCGGCGAGCCGCTGAATACGTATGAGTGCTATTGGAGTAGTAGCGAGGTCAATGCGAACTACAGTTGGGGCGTGAACTTCGGTGACGGCGACGTCTACATCAACAACTATAAGTCCGGCGACTACTGCGTTCGACCTTGCACGGCGTTTAACCTTTAACCTTCTCCCTTTATACTTGCGGCCGTTTCAAGGCCGCAAGGTTACCAAAATAAGTTAAAAGCTATGGAGCAGAATAAAGAAACATACGCCATCATTGACGGTACGAAATATGATGTCGTTTACAACGAGGATGATAGATGCGGACTTTGTGCATTCTACAACGAGAAGACTGGAGGCTGCAACATCGACGGCAAGGGCCTCTATTGCTCCGATGGTTTCCACTTCGAGCACCATGAGGAGACCATCGTCTTCGCAGAGAAAAAGCAGGGCATCCACAAACAGAGTTATTACTCATTCCCGAACGGGGTAGAAGCTGAAGACGTTTGCAGATACCTCAGCTTCAACAAAGGGAATGCGCTGAAATACATCTGTCGGGCCGGCCGGAAACCAGGCGAGGATGAGGTTAAAGACCTCACGAAAGCGATTGACTATTTGAAAAACGAGATAGAGAGACTGAGCGAAGCCAAAGCATCTGTTGACAGCGCAATCGTGAGAGCAGCCATGAACGCAAAAGATTTGGTCGTTGGTAAGGTTGTAGCCAACAGCGATGAGCAGAAAGGAGGCGATAAATGAAAAAGTATTTAGACGTGTTGGTCGACGTGGAAACGCTGTCCTTGCGCTCCACAGCAGCCATTATCCAGATTGCTGCAAAGACGTTCACGCTTGATGGTTCCAAGACTAAGCAGTTTACCGACGATAAGAAGACGGAGTCTCATTTCGTCAAGAATGTCAACGCTACCACTTGCGCAATGTACGGTATGTCGTTCGATCAAGGAACGATTGAGTGGTGGTCGAAGCAGGAGGCTAAAGAGAACTTTAAAACTGAGTGGGGAGAGCCAATCTCATACGTGCTGTCAGAGTTCAACGAGTGGCTGGAACAATGGCAAAAGGATAGCAAGGCGGATGAGCTGATGATATGGACGCAAGGAACCGACTTCGATATAGCAGTGCTGAGAAATGCCTACCGAGTTGTGTTTGGTGACGAGAAGTCCATCCCCTGGCACTTCCGCAACGTCCGAGACGCGAGGACCTATTTCTTGGAAACCGCCCGTGTATTTGAGCCAAACGTAGAAGACCCATACTCCCTTATAGATACCAAAGGTACAGTACATAACGCCCTTGCAGATTGCGAGTGGAGCATCAAGGCAGTCCAATGGGCATATAATAAAATCGTTAGAAATGGAACTGATTGATCCGAAAGTTGAGTTTTGGAGCGAGATAGACCTTGCTCCATCACAGCACATTGCAAGATGTGCAAGAGTCTGTTATGGAGGAGAAGGCAAACTTCACTCCGGAGAAGAAGACGATAAGCTATATGACGGTTTAATCAAGCGTGGCCATGTAAGCATGCTAAGGCATAGTTCCATCTATGGCAGCTATACTTGTGAGAGAGTGCCGGATTGTATGCGCAGCGAGTTTGTAGATTCGATTGTTTGGGGAGATGAAAGTGATTATTATTTCTCCACCAATGGCCAGTTTGCTTTTGAGAAGCAAGTTCGAGAGAAATTCTCTCCGGCCGAGATACTTAATTTCTGTAAAAGTGACCCAAGCCTGTTCGATATATACCGAATGACTTTCTGCATCACTACGCAGATCAGTACAAGCAGAGAGCTGAACAGAGTGAGCCCAAACAACATTGCAGAACGCTCCACTCGCTATTGCGCCTCTAAATACGGACTGGAAATATGCAAGCCTTGGTATTGGGACGAGGATATAGAGACGGAGAAGCGTGAGCTATATCTTGCTGCAATGCAAGGTTCGGAGGGAATCTATCTTCAGTTACTTGCAGCTGGAGTGAAGCCCGAGGACGCACGTGGTGTCCTCCCTCTCGACACAGCCACAAAAGTCGTTTACACTTACAGTGTAAGACGTTGGAAACATATCATCAACCTCCGTTATTACGGAACGACTGGCAGACCTCACCCTAACGCCAAATTGGTCATAGGTCAGGTGAGAGACTATATCAACCAGTTTGCTATGGCATGTGGCATTGACTATCAACTTTAAAAGATAAAGATTATGAAAGTAAAAAGATTCAAAAAGTTTAAGAATGGCGTTGTATACGCGCTGGAGCTTGATGACGGCAAGCTGATTGAGACCACCGACACCTTCTTGCCGTACTACACGAAAGACGCTATTGGTAGAAAGCAGAACAAATTGGATAATGAGAACCTTGGAGACCGTTCAGAACGATGGATGATAGGAGTCTCAACCATGAGTGGATGTCCGGTACACTGCAAGTTCTGCGCAACTGGAAACATGAAACAGCACTGGCGCAATCTTTCTGCCGACGAGATTGTAGAGCAAGTTAAGTTCGCTATCGATAATGCGGGCTGCAATCCCTTAGATGCTAAGGAGTTCAAAATCAATTATACAAGAATGGGAGAGCCGTTCTTGAATATCGAGGCCGTCAAAGAAGCGATTAAGCGTATTTCCGAGAAATACCCTAACACCCATCATTACGTTTCAACCATAGGAATTAAGGGTAGCGACTTTTCTTTTGTAGAAGGTAATGTGACGCTGCAGATCAGCTTGCATAGCTTTGACGAGAAGCACAGAGACTGGCTCATCCCACTGAAAAAGAAGATGAGTATTGAGGAACTTGGGCAGATACGCACAAAGAGCAATCTAAAGACCACCATCAACCTAACGCTCATCGACGAGAGCGATTTTGATGGCGATAAGTTGAGAAAGTATTTCGATCCGGAGTATTTCTTCGTGAAGCTGTCTCCCATTAACCCTAACGAAGTGTCTGAAAAAAATGGATGCGGTAAAGGTGTTGTCGAAGGAGTTAATTTAGTATAGTAAAGAGACGCAGACTATTCTGCATTTTATAAACATTGTTCAATTAAAAATTAATTAGTATGGAAGCAATTAAGAAAATGCTCGAGAAGATGGGCTATGACTATGCTGTAGCCATTGCAACAAAGGCAGAGATTGAGAATGGTGCCGCTTGCGGTCAGCTTGCTATCATCTGCGAAGGTTAAACTCAAAGGCTACTGCTATAAACGGTAGCCATTCTAAATGCTGACCTATCGGCAATACGGGGATTTCATTATGAGCGAAGAACAAAAGATTTTCCTGCCCGGCACCGAGTCTGCTACGATTGTCTCTCAGGCGATGGTTATGGCAACCAGAATGGAATTGCTCGACCTGCTGGACTATGCGAGAAAGAACAAACTCGACTCCATCAGTGTTGAGTATCTGCAGGGTCAGATAACAGACTTATGGAAGATTGACGAGAAAGTGTATAATGCTCACGAGGAAGATTACCTTAAAGCCCACTCCAACAGCCGTTGGATAAGCGTTAAGGAGCGCCTGCCAAAGGAAGACCAACTCGTGTTGGTTAGCCACTACGGGATGAGCTACAACGTTGACACGATTGCTGCAAACAAAGTCGGAGACTACGACACAGACGAGAATGGATTTCGAACCTACCCATGTCAGTTTGATGGGAACGTGTATGGCGTTGATTACTGGATGCCGATTCCAATAAGGCCAAAGGGCGAGCAAGAAATGCAGGGCCAAGGCGATAACGGACAGCCAAAGGCCAGCTTTAACACTGAGAGAGAAAGGTTGTTTTATCTGCTCGGCCAATGCGAGGGCGGTATCGAAGTCCTCAAATGGAAGAGCGTTGATAAGGAGCTGCCTAAGAAAGGAGAGAACGTAATTGTTGGCTTCGTTTATGATGATGGAAATGGCGGAAAGAATAAAGGCGTTTACATAAGCCGAAGATTAACTGACGAGAGGCTTGAGAAAATGGTGTCGCTCGCCAATGATCCGTCTAATGGCTACCAAGCTAAGCCATCTGACTTCGTTGACGAGAATGGCTTTGAGCACAGACGCAACAAGATGGAACCGAACTACAAGGTTGAGTATTGGAAGCGTATTCCTAAGTTCCCGGAAGGAGGTGAGGTATGGTAGATTTTATCATTCCGTTCGCTTTCGGTGTATTTGTTGGTGTCTTCTTAGGTGGAATGACGGTCTGTATGCTCGTCAATGCGCGTGACAATCTCGACGAAACTCAAGATGAGGAAGGAGATAAGCCATGCCAATAAGACCGGAAAACAAGGCACGCTATCCAAAGAACTGGAAGCAGATACGTGAGGCCATCCTAAAGCGTGCTAATAACCGTTGCGAGTTCTGCGGGCGTTTGAACCATTCGATAGTAAAGAACGACCAGGGAAAGATGATAAAGGTTGTGCTTACAATAGCCCACCTCAATCATACGCCCGAAGACTGCCGACCAGAAAACCTCCGTGCTCTCTGTCAGCGTTGTCACAATAAGTATGACGCACAGCATAGAGCCGAAACAAGAAGAAAGCATAAAAACAATAACAATGAATAAATTACAAAAGTTTGAGCCGGTATTCGTGAAAGGCGAGTTACCTTACAAGGAGAAGTTGGAACACGGCAAGCTGTACATCAGCAGAGAGTTCAGTTGCGCCACATACCTCTGCCCGTGCGGTTGTGGCAATCAGATCCACATCGCTTTCAATAAGTACCTGTGGAATATCATAGACAAGGACGGTAAGGTGACAATACGCCCCTCAATCTTAAGTGACAACCTGCCGTGCAAGAGTCACTATTTCATAACTGAGAACCATATCGACTGGGTATAGGAGCAAACGAAAAATGGATAAAGAAGAATTTATGAAGCTCGTTAACCGAGTTCACGAAAATGCTGTCCGTCATGGATGGCACGAGAAGAAACTATCTGCCGACCATTGGCTGATGATGATTATTACCGAGATCTGCGAAATGGTTGAGGCAGACCGAAAAGGCAAACGTGCTAACAAAGATTGGTTCATTAAACGAATGAAGGAGCCTGGGGCTGATGATACTGATTTCATCTATGCTTTCAAGGCAAGCATCAAGGATTCGGTAGAGGATGAGCTAAGCGACATCTGTATCCGCATAATGGATATGGCTGGAGAGCTATACACGGCGGATGATTTCGTTGTAAAGTTGGTAGTATTTGATTGCAATCTGAAGTCCGACAAAGAAATCAAGGAAGCTCTCGATGGTAAGACGCTGACAGAAATCAGTATGCTTGCAGTCAAGCAACTCGTGTCAGAAAAGCGTGAGCCGTTGGATAACATTGCGATTGTCTTTCAGTGCCTGCACTCCATCGCAAGAATCCACGGAATTGACTTGGAGTGGCACATTAAGCAGAAGATGCACTACAACGAATTGCGCCCCTACCATCACGGAGGCAAGAAGTATTAACTGGCGATCAAGAAAAGGGCTGCGTGGAATAGCCGCGCGGTCCTTTTTCAGTGTAAAAGTTAAATATTTCCAGAACAAGGAAAAACCTGTTGCTTCGTTTGCGTAATTCAGTGAAATTCACTACCTTTACTATTGTAAATAAGAAACATATAAAACAAGAGAATTATGAAGTTAATGACAGCAGAAGTTAAGAAGCGCTTGCAAAAGTACCCTCTCCGTTCACAAAACGGAGACGTGAAGTCGGCTGTATGCTCAGTAAAGTTTTTCCTTCCAGAAGGTGCCTGGACGTGGTACGTTACCGAAGCCAACCTCGAGACGGGTGAGCTTTTCGGGGTTGCGATCAATGGATATGGTGATGGCGAGTTAGGCTACTTCACCCTCCAAGAGCTCGAGTCCCTACGCAGCAGTATGGGGCTCTCAGTTGAGCGGGACATCGTTTTCAAGCCTCTCAAGTTGCAGGACATCAAGAGCGACGTTTACCTGCAGAAGTTCCTTGAATCATTCTAAGGGTCGGCTGTAGTGGGAGTTTCCCCTCCCTGTCTATAGATAAAGTTAAAACTTTGAGCGAAGGAAAAATAATTGAGTGAACGCTTGCGTAACTCAGTGAAATTCAGTACCTTTACACTTGTAAATAAGAAACATATTAAAGATTAAAGCAATGAAACAGATGAGTTTTTCGGAGTTCTGTCAGAAGATGGAGCAGTACAACATGGTCCCAGGTGACAACGAGCCTCTTAAAGGCGTGGTAGTATTCAAGGAGGAATCTTTCAACGTGCACTACTCGGAGACTTCCAGAAGCTACTCAGTGAGCAGTAGAGCGAAGTATTTCAATGCGGAGATGGGTGGAAGCTCATTGTTCGGCTCCTGCCTCGACGGTAGCGATAGCTGCGTACGCCTTGATTGGTATATGTACGGTGAGAAGCCCTGGCTGGTTGATTACTGCTACTTCACGAGCGAGTTCAAGAAGGGCGATAAGGTTAAGGTCGCCAAGAACGGAAAGGTAATCTGCGAGGGAACGGTGCTCAGTAAGGAAGTCCGATTCACAGACTACTGCGTGGTATACGACATCAGCTATCTGAAAGACGGACGTGAATGGATCCTCTGTCAGGTACCAGTTGAGAATATAGTCAAGCAAGTTGAACATAAATAATCGATTATGGAGTTTTTCAAAACAATGTTTCAGAGTCTGCACGATGGTGAGCAAGTGAACATCACCATCTGCAGAACCGGTCAGGAGCTGACCATGAGTTTAGTAACAGACCTCACCTCCTTAAAGGACAAAGGGGTTAAGGACAACATCAAGCCGTTGGTCCTCAGTGGCACACCGGATGACTTCGAGGCTAACTTCGAGGATGCGCTTAAGCCAGTGCTGAAGGAGAGCTCGTTCGTCTCCAATGTTAAGGAGTACGAGGAGAGCGTTGAGAAAGCCAAGGCTGAGTCAGACATGGAGAAGAAGAAGAAAGCCGAGGAGAAATCTCAGAAGGACGAGTTCAAGAAGCTCGTTGACCTCGCTCGCAAGAATAACGAGGCTCACAAGTTCAAGGACGCGAAGAAAGTCCTTGTCAAGGCTGCAGCGCTTCCAATGGCTGAAAAGAGCGTCATCAAGAAAGTCGAGCAGGAAATCGACCAGACCAGCGGCTTCGGAAGTATGTTTGGAGCTGTTGAGGATTTGAGTGATGGCAAGGATACGGCTGACACCTCTAAGCCGAACCCTTCAGAAGATAGTGAGGAAACCGAAGATGAAGAAACGGAGGATTAAGTATGGCATTGAATATAACTGGACTAAAGAGAGTGTTCAAGTATGGAAACAGAACCTTGGATGATCCTAACAAGAACATGACGCCGGATGAAGTTATGGCGTTCTACGCAGGAACCTACCCCGAGTTGACGACAAGCAACGTCCACGGACCAAAGATTGAGGGCGGCAAGGCTGTTTACGAGTTCAAGACCACTGTAGGAACGAAGGGATGAAAGAATGCGAGTCGCAGAAGCAACAGCAAGCGTTTTACAGAGCCCTCTACTCGGTTATAAAGAACGAGGAGAGAAGCATGTACCACGTTTCGCAGGACACGTCAGAGCAAAGGCTGGTGCCAAAGGCCAGCCCTTTGCTTTTCTGAACGCCCATTTTGAAAGCAGGCGAATCTCAGACAAGGAGCTGGAGCTCGCCTTTAACCTGGACCTCGGTGACAGCTATAAGGAAATGCTCGCTGGAGCCAACAAGCTGTTGGAGGAATTGGGAGAGAGCGAAAGAATCAGCCTGTCTCCCATTGCCTCAAACGGAGAGGCTATCAACGGCATGCTGAATAAGCTCGAGAGCGTCCTATCCAAGAAGCAGCTCAGTTTGGTGGTGCAGAGACGAGATCCTTATGACGAGGATTGCAAGAATTTGGATTTGGTTGTGTATTCCAATATGGACTGCTTCGATTTTACCGTGGTCGTCCTCTATTGTTCCCCTGCCTCCTATCTGAAAGACAAGGCAAGGGAGCTGTTTATGCGTTTCATGAGAACCATCAGCGAAGATATGAATATCAACTTTGGTGTTGGAGACAGCGAGAGTGGCTATCTTGAAATGTTAGGTATGGAAATGGAGGACACGGAAGACTTGGACCCTCAGCTTGCCGGCTATCAGAAAGGCAACGAGTATTATGAGATTTTCGAGGAGATTAAAAGCCTACCCTATACCTCGCCCGATAAGTTGAAAGTCGAAATCAGAGAGTTCAGAGATAGCTGTGAGTCCAGTCTTCTGGCCAACTTCATGCTTTGTCTTGAAAGAGGATTAGACGTAGCCAACCTCAACACCCAAGAGTTTTGCTTCGACCCGAGTAATGATGGTATATTTGACCGTGACGAGTTATCCTTAGACAGCCCAACGTTAACGGCAATCTTCTACAGCCCAGACGATGGTCTGACCGATGAATATCTGAGCATCATCAACTCGGATGTTGAGTCGGGAATTGAAGTAACTGGTTGGAATTATGCGGTTCCGATCAGAGAGGACTGTATCACTAAGGAGAGCGTTAACCAGTTGTTCGAGTGCAAGGAACGTGGTAAGAGGTTCTTGGATTGGAATGATGAATTTATGAAATTTGTTAGCGACATAGAGAATGGAAAACTTTAAGGAATTGCTAAACGCCGAGATTGTCCCTACCGATGCGCTGATTTTCTATCAGGGTAAAGTGCATGACGTGGAGACGAGCGATTTGGCGTATATAGAACATCGCTCCATCAAGGACGGTGCCATGGGAGCAGGAAAGCCGTTGAAACTCTCCACCATAGCGAGTCTGATGAAGACCGTGGATAAGTTCATCAAGGGCAATACCTCGTTTGTGTCTATCCATGGCAGAGTGCCGGAATGTTTGCTGTATGTGAGCTCCAACGTCGATAAGTATAAGATTGTTTGGTATCGCAAGCCGGAGAAGCGGATGATGTATTTCACAAAGGGTCTTGACATACCGAATGGAGAAATGTGGGTCCCAGGTTTGGTGTATTCCTCTGATGGCAGCAAGCTGAAAGTGTATGCTTTCAAGGGCTACAAGCCGAAGTCGATTCTATATCGTGCGCCTTTCTTCAACACTGGAGAGGATGGAGTTTGCTTAGGCAGTGCGAGAGTCAAGAAACCGAGTGAGCAAACTTTCGATAAGTGGATAGCTTATTGGGAGGAAATGTTTTGGAAGTCTGAGTTCGTCCATCTGCTTGGCGGCAACCCCATCAATGGCAACCTTGCGACCGTGACGAAGGAATGTATCGCCACTGGCAAGCAGTTCCCCACAGACGTGTTGATCAAGGCAAAGTTTAAACTTAATGATTTGTTGAAATGAAGAAGAAGCATTATGTTGCAAATTACATTCTATCGCCACAGCATCAGCTGACGGTAGATTTGGTAGGCTGCGGAGGCACCGGCTCACAGGTTCTCACCTCACTGGGCAGAATGAACTATGCGCTGCAAAGACTTGGGCATCCTGGACTGTTCGTAAAGGCGTACGATGGAGACATCATAACAGAAGCCAACTGCGGTAGGCAGCTATTCTCTGAGACTGAGATAGGGCTGAACAAAGCCGAGGTGCTGATAACGAAGCTCAATAGGTTCTTTGGCACTGATTGGGAGTGTGTACCTAAGATGTACGAGAAAGACAATACCACCTCCAACATCATCGTCAGTTGTGTTGATACGCTGAAATCGAGGAAAGAGATAGCCTCCGGCAAAGAGTACGGTGTTTTCTCCATCGATACCGATAGAGTTTACTACTGGCTGGACTTCGGCAACATGACAGACCGAGGGCAGGTTGTCCTTGGCTCGTTTGGCAACAAGGTGAAGCAGCCGAATAGAGGAAAGGGATGCGTTTCACGATTGAAGGACGTTGATGAGGTGTTTGACCTCGATAAGGTTAATGAGAGAGAAAGCGGTCCCAGTTGCTCACTTGCCGAGGCTCTTAGCAAGCAGGATCTGTTTATCAACTCTACGCTTGCAAACGTAGGATGCGCCTTGCTTTGGAAGATGTTTACCATCGGAGTACTTGACACGCAGGGAGCTTTCCTCAATCTCGAGAACCTAACCCTCAACCCAATACGGATAAGTTAAACTTAGTTTAGATGGGAAAATAATTGGGGGTAAAGTATTTGTCTTTCAATTATTTTTATTACCTTTACATAAGAAAACAAAGATAAATGAAAGTTTACACGTCATATTTCGCGAACGGCAAGAAGCTGAAGAAAGCCGGAGTTAAGATGGTAGGAGTAGCTTTATATCCTCCACAGTGGTATTACGGTTTATCTCTGAAAGAGCTGGCGCCGACCTACTCCATTCTGAACGAGCAGGATTTGGACGTTTATACAGCGCGGTATAAGAGAGAAGTCCTTGGTCGCCTCAATCCTAATGAGGTGCTGAGAAAGCTGCAGGAGGTCAGTGGCGGAAGAGACATTGCTCTCTGTTGCTTTGAGAAGCCGGACGATTTCTGCCATCGCCATCTTCTTGCAGACTGGCTCAATGAGAAGCTGAATCTCGGAGTTGAGGAGTTCGGCAAGAGCAAGGAGCCAAAGTACAAGCAGTTGAGTCTTTTCGATATGTAGGCATTAACCCGTCCCTGTACGGTAGTGCAAAAGGCAGCAGGCGATGCCGTATAGAACGTGGAGTCCCATGCGCACGGGAGTTTCGGTCCGAATCCGAAGACGGGTGCAATATATTATTTTAGTTTATATGGCTTATTTATTCACTTCGGAGTCCGTATCAGAAGGACACCCAGACAAGGTTGCGGATCAGATTTCAGACGCAATCTTAGACCAGTTTTTGGCGTATGACCCAAAGTCACATGTCGCAGTTGAAACCCTTTGCACCACAGGGCAGGTAGTTCTCGCAGGAGAGGTAAGAAGCAACGCATATATTGACCTGCAAGCTGTAGCGAGAGAAGTAATCAGACGCATAGGCTATACGAAAGCAGAATACCAGTTTGATTACGATTCTTGTGGTATCATCAATGCCATCCATGAGCAGAGTGACGACATCAATCGTGGTGTTGAAACAGCAGACGTAATGGAGCAAGGAGCAGGAGACCAAGGTATGATGTTCGGTTACGCAACAAATGAGACCGAGACGTATATGCCTACGCCCATCTATTTGGCAAACCTGCTGATGGAGGAACTTACTGCAATCAGAAAGGAAGGTAAGGTGATGACCTACCTCCGTCCCGATGCGAAGAGTCAGGTGACGGTTAAGTATTCAGATGATGGTACGCCATTGCACATTGACAATATCGTTATCTCCACCCAGCACGATGAGTTCGGCTCAGATGAGGCTATGCAGGAGCAGATCAAGAATGACGTTCGTACCATCCTCATTCCGAGAGTCCGTTCGAGAATCAAGGACAAGAACGTTCGGAACTTGCTTAGTGGTGCCTTCGGGCTGTACGTCAACCCTACTGGAAAGTTCGTTATCGGTGGTCCTCATGGAGACACGGGTTTGACTGGCCGTAAGATTATCGTTGACACCTATGGCGGCCGTGGAGCGCACGGCGGTGGTGCTTTCTCCGGCAAGGACCCAAGTAAGGTTGACCGTTCTGCCGCTTATATGGCTCGCTGGATTGCCAAGAATATGGTTGCTGCAGGAGTTGCTGATGAAATGCTCGTTCAGCTTGCTTATGCCATTGGCGTTGCTCAGCCTGTCAGTGTGTTCGTCAACACCTATGGAAAGAGCCACGTTGATAAGACTGACGGAGAGATTGCTGAGTACATCAGAAATTTCTTCGATTTGCGCCCGAAGTTCATTGAGCAAAGGTTCTCGCTGAGACAGCCTATGTACTTTGAGACAGCCTCCTACGGTCACTTTGGACGTGAGCCGAGGACGGTCACGAAGGTCTTTAAGAGCAAGTATAATCCCGAGAAGACTATGCAGGTGGATCTGTTCACTTGGGAGAAGACTGATATTGCAGACTATCTGAGAGAGACTTTTGGCTTGTAATCATTATGATTGGAAAGTATATTAAGAAAAGAGTTCAAGTTACGGCTGTTCAATGGGATGGCCGTAATTTTGATGAAATATCCAAGTTCTCGAATGGTGAGGTCTCGCTTCTTTCTGAGAATAGTGACAAACTTGTTATCCCCACCCTCGAAGGTGAAATGCACGCAAGCAAAGGAGACTATATCATCAAGGGGGTCCTCGGTGAGCTGTACCCTTGCAAGCCCGAAGCCTTTAAGAAGACCTACGATAAAGTGGAGGAGTAAAAATGGAAAAGATAGAAAGTTTCAAAGTTGACCACAAGAAGCTGCAGTGCGGCATCTATGTGTCAAGGAAGGATAGGACGCCATCGGGAGACATCATCACCACCTTCGACATAAGAGTGGAAAAGCCGAATGTAGATTATATGCTCCCAGAAGCAGCCCACACCATTGAGCATATTGGTGCCACATTCCTTAGAAATGATGATGAATGGAAAGACAGCATCATCTATTTTGGGCCGATGGGATGCCTCACTGGTTTCTATCTGATTGTGAAAGGTGACTACGACAGTGCTCAGATTTTGAATCTCATCCATCGTATGTTTGTGGCGGTCAGAGAATGGGATACAGATATACCTGGTGCTACTGAGGAAGAGTGTGGTAACACTCATTTCCATTCGCTGAAAGAAGCAAGGAGCATAGCGAAGAGGTATCTGAATGTTCTCGACAATATCAAGCCGGAGAATATGAGCTACGACTAAATAGCATTCAGACACGAGTATAATGTTTTTGGTTTGTAATGTTGCTTGAGGTGGAGGGAGCGTGCCAGCCCTCTGCCTCTTTTTGTGTGGATGATTGCTAAAGTTTGTTAATGATATTTGTCTTTCAAATATATTTCGTATCTTTGCGAGTAGAAAAACCGGAGGTAGCTTAATGATAGAGCACTTAGCAAGGGGCTAAGGAGGTGGTAGAGCGAAACTGTCCCTCCGGACAAGAGAAACATTGTTTTTTCGTGTATGATTTTTGCGTCCCCAGGAAGTTTGTTTATTGGTCAGGTGCATTCTGATCAGCAGAAGTTTATCAAGCAGATAATGATAAACGCAAAAGCGCAGGGTTTCACAAGAATAGTCGAGCCGTGCGCTGGTTCTTTCGCCATGTCAAATTTAGCGGTTCAAGCAGGGTTCAAGCCTGATCAGATTGAAGCGAGCGACGTCACCCTCTATTCCTCAGTTTTCGGATATGCCATCATGGACAAGCCTTTGGATGATTTAGAGATACATATCGAGGGCTTTACAGATGAGGAATGCAAGGACCCAGCAACGGTGCTTTACGCTATGCTGTACCATAGGCTTCGCAAATCGGCTGGAAACGATTATGGCTACTCCATGCTGAGAGATATGGAGTTGAATAGAGTGAGCCACATTAAGGATTTCCAAACTTCACTCGACCATGCAAAGAAAATACTCCACGGCATCAATTATCGACCACTGGACTTGATAGACCATCTGAACGAAGTAAAGGATGACGAGAAGACGCTTATTGTTGCTCAGCTGCCGACCTACAAAGGAGGCTACGAGCAACAGTTCAATTTTGGAGATATGGTGACGTGGAAAGAGCCGAGCTACAACATCTTTGACCCAGAGACTGGAAGAAGAGACGTTATGGTTGACTTGATGGGAGACGCGAATGCGTTGATCCTCGCTTACGAGGAATGTAAGGTGGGAGAAACTGCTGGCTTCCCCATCTTCTGTCGGCATAACAGCCGTGGAGACTTCAACGTTTATCAGACCACGAATAAGCCGGAGGTTGCCCTCCAGTTATCCAATGGCACGATGATATCGAGGGCGAATGAGGATAAAACGCAAAAACTAAATTGTTCCATCATGCCGCTTGATTACGAGATAACAGAGAAGACCAAAATCGGAATCAAGAAGATTACAGCCTCCATCGCAAAATATTACCGCAACCTGTGGACTCACAATTTTCAAGGTGGTGGCGGTATGGTCAATCTCGACTTCGCTCTCTTTGCTGACGGTTTGCTTTGGGGAGTAATGGGAATAGCATTGCAGCCTCCTGCTTCCGTTGCTGGAGACCAAATGATGCTCATCTACGGTATCACTCCACAGCACGCGTATCTTAGACTTCACAGATTGATGGTAATGCTGAGTATGAGCAAGCCTCTCATTGCTCCATACGTTGCAGCAGATAAGATGAAGAATTACAAGTATATGCAAACTTCTATGATTACCAAGTATCCGGAGAGCAAGGAGATGCGCGGTGTTATGAAGTGCTACAATAAGGATAAGTCGAAGATCGGTTATAAACTCCAGTATCGTGCTGAGCTAACCGACAAAAAGCCTTACGAGATATTGAAAGAATTTCTAAAGAAAGAGAAGCTATGGCAACAGAACAGACAGAAAAACCAAAAATAGACGGTGTTGAGTACCTTGTCGACATGGGCACTGGCATTGTCTTTTCAAAAGTTGAAATATCCATCATCAAGGAGCAGGATAAGAACGCCCGTATTCAGCCAAACGAAATGATGAACCAACTGACTGAGAATATCAAGCATCGTGGTCAGCTGGAGTCCGTTCCGTTCTGCGTGTATTTCAATGGCCGTGTAGAGATCATCAGTGGCCACCATAGGATAAGAGCCGCCAAAGCCGCAGGACTGAAGTTCGTGTACGTCCTGCTTGACTTATCGGGGCTCAACCGTTCCCAAAAGGCTGCAAAGCAACTGGCCCATAATGCCATCGATGGCTACGATGACAAGGACACGCTTCGGGAAATCGCAAAGATGATTACCGATGTTGATGATAAGATTGAGTCTTATGGCGGCAAGGATTTGTTCGAGGAGCCAAAGCTCACCATTGAGAAGTTGCTCGACCCGAAGACGGATTTCGATTGGCAGCAGATGGAGTTCCTTTTCCTGCCCTATCAGGTGAAGGATTTGGAAGCTCTCGTCAAGAAAGCAAGCGGCAGAGACTTCATCGGTGTCGCTTACATCGATCAGTATGAGAAATTGCTCCAGACTCTCGAGAAATTCAAGGAGTTTGAGAACGTAAAGAATATTGGCCAAGCCATCTATATGATGGTGAAATGTGCTGAGGAGAAAATGGCTGACGCAGATTTCGACTCCACGCAAGAGTATGTGCCACTCACGAGAGTGTTCGGTGCCGGTGCAATACCTGTTGAGGATGCTCAGAAAGTGAAAGAGGCTCTTGACAACATGGAGAAAGATGGCATCATTCCTCCGAAGAAACGTTGGTTAGGACTTGTAAAGGCGTTAGAGAAATATGGCAACAACGTATAATCCAAAGACTCATGACCATATTGTGTGGGCACTCGCCGTAGAAGGAAAGACAGACGAGCAGATAGCAGACATCCTTGGAATAACTGTAAGAACGTTCCATAGATGGAAAAAGAAATACAGCTCATTGTTGGACTCGCTGAAAGAGGGAAAATCCGTTGCAGACGCAAAGGTGACAAAGTCCCTCTATAATCGTGCTGTTGGTAATATCGTCATCAAGCATAAGAAGATTATTGTGGAGATGGACGAGAACGGCAATCAGAAACCAGCAAAGGTGGAGACCACTGAGGACCCGATACCGCCAGACACTACGGCTGCTATCTTTTGGCTGAAGAATCGTCGCCCGGACATTTGGCGTGACAGACAAGATGTGAAAGTTGATAGTGATGAATGGGTAAGTGCCCTCCAGTCCATGGTTGACGGATACGAGAAAGATGACCAAAAAGGAAAGGCAGGAGCTGATAAATAAGGCGGTCGAATATTGGAGAAAGGATTGGAATGCGTTTTGTAGAGATGTGCTTGGAGTAAGACTTGATAAAGAGCAGCAAGCCATCGTCGAGTCAGTCCAGAACAATAAGATGACCGCAGTGGCAAGTGGCACAGCAAGAGGTAAGGATTTCGTTGCAGCTTGCTGTGCTTTGTGTTTTCTATACCTCACCCCACGTTTTGAGAACGGAGTGATGGTAGAGAACACCAAGGTTGCTATGACTGCCCCTACGGACCGTCAGGTGAAGAATATTATGACGCCGGAGATCCGCAGACTCATTCGGTCGGCAAAGATACGTTTTCCATTCTCCTGCCCTGGCCGTTTGGTCGGAAACGATATTCGTACCGACTATGAGGAATGGTTCCTCACTGGCTTCAAGGCTGATGATGACAACACCGAGGCGTGGTCGGGTCTCCATGCTTCCAACATTATGTTCGTTGTGACCGAGGCAACGGGTATCTCACAGACCATCTATGACGCTATCGAGGGCAACTTGCAGAACAATTCGAGGTTGCTTCTTGTGTTCAACCCTAACGTTACCATGGGATATGCGGCTAATGCTATGCGCTCCACTCGTTTCAACAAGTTTAGGCTTGACAGTCTGAATGCTGAGAACGTCGTGAAGAAGAAAGTCGTTATCAAGGGCCAGGTGGACTATGAATGGGTAAAGGATAAGGTCGAGACGTGGTGCGAGAAGATAGAGCCGTCAGATTACGATGAGGGGCAAGGAGACTTCAAATGGGAAGGAGGCGTGTATCGTCCGGATGATCTGTTCCGAGTGAAAGTGCGAGGTATGTTCCCGAGAGTATCTGAGGACGTCCTCATCCCATACGAGTGGGTTGAGCTTGCCAACGAGAGGTGGAAAGTGCTTCATGCTCAGAACTTCAAGCCGAGAAAGTCTGCAAGGCTCGGTGTCGATGTTGCTGGTATGGGTCGAGACTCATCCGTTATCTGCCCTCGCTACGGCAACTACATTCCGGAGTTCAAGGTGCACCAATCGGGAGGAAAGGCAGACCACATGCTGGTCGCTGGCATGGTGAGAGTATATCTCTATAATAGCAAGGCGCGTGCTTTCATAGATACCATCGGAGAGGGAGCTGGAGTCTATTCCAGGTTGATAGAGCTTGGCTGCGATAACGCCATCTCTTGTAAGTTCTCTGAGAGCGCAGCCAATCTGCATGACCTCACTGGCCAATACGAGTTTGCTAATATGCGAGCCTATCTCCACTGGAAAATGAGAGAGTGGCTTAACCCGAAGAATAATTTCCAGCCAGCGGTGCCTCCCGATGATCAGTTTATGGAGGAGGTCACGTCCACGAAATGGAAGTTCCAAAGCAATGGCAAGATTATCATAGAGTCCAAGGATGACATAAAGGAGAAGATAAAGCGCTCACCAGATAAGATGGATGCTGTGGCCAACACGTTCTACCCATACTCCACCAATGAGCGTGAGTTACAACAGATAGCGAATGACGCTTTATAATGCAAAAACTTCTAAATTGTTTAGGTCTATTGAGATAATATATTTATCTTTGCAATGTTTCTTATTTACAGTTGGGCGATGCCTTCATTGCTTTTGGCTAACCCACTTGTAGATGGTGTGCTGGTTTGCTTGTGAAAGTAGCCAGCACATTTTTTTGCTCTATGAGTACGAGTTAAACATTGTTTAGGCAAGGAAATAAACGGCTCCCAGTTTGCGTAATACGCTGAATATTACTAACTTTACATACGTAAATAAGAAACATATTAAAGTTAAAAGCAATAGGAGGCTAAGTATGAAAACAGATTTAGTTATCGAGAAGTTCTGCGATCTTATGATTGAGCGCATGAAAGCTGTAGGCACAGACTGGAAGCAGCCTTGGGTGACATCATCATTCGGCGGCTCTCCGATGAACATAAACGGTGGTCACTATTCGGGCATGAACGATTTCTTCCTGCTGGTGAACACGATGATGAATAAGTTTGAGTTGCCGGTGTATGCTACCATCAAGCAAATCAACAAGTTGGGTGGCCGTGTGAACAAAGGCTCCAAGTCGTTCCCCGTAGTGTTTTGGAAAGCGAGCTACAAGAACGAGGATGGTAAGCGAGTTGACGAGGAAGACTATGAGGCTATGGGAAGAGACGAGCAGAAGAAGTACAGCTATTCTCCGTTCCTTAAGAGCTATCTCGTGTTCAATCTCGACCAGACCAATTTGGCAGAGGTTGCGCCAAAGAAAGTGGAGAAGCTGAAAGGACAGTTCACCAAGCGTGAGATAGCCAAGGACACCTTCGGAATGTATGAGAACGCTGAAATCGATGATATGCTGGCGATGCAGCGTTGGTACTGCCCGATCAAGTATCAGGAGTTGTCTGACGAGGCGTATTACAAGTGCCGTTCATTCGAGATTGTGGTCCCGATGAAGACTCAGTTCAAGGTCGGAGATACAGAGCAGGAGGTTTACCTGTCCGGTCAGAGGTTCTACGATACGCTCATCCACGAGATGGCTCACAGCACTGGCCATGAGAGTTTGCTGAAAAGAATCGGAGGTGGCAAGTATTCGCAAGCAGAGTACGCAAAGGAAGAGCTCGTGGCAGAGCTTACTGCAGCACTTTGTGGATCAGTGTTAGGCTTCGACGCTTGCATCAGAGACGATAACGCCAAGTATCTTGAAGGCTGGTGCAAGGTTCTGAAGAAAGAGCCTAACTTCATCGTATCGGTAATGTCGGACGTTTCCAAGGCATCCAAGCTGATACTCGAGAAGATTGGAGTTGGTGTTGAAGTTAAGCAGGAAGCATAATGGAGACAAAGACTTCAAAGGCGGTAGCTTATATGAGAAGTGGGGAGTGGCAAAAAGCCCTCTCCATCTTCAAGACGTTTAGGATAGGGTTCACGAATGAGGAACGCAGATCCATACAGATTGCGAGCGAGGTGCTGAATGGAAATGGAGACTTCTATCATCAGATAGGTATCGATACCAGGCTGGAATTGGAAAAGGCAAAGACCTTGCTTCTTGAACGCTATCCACGTTAAGTTTCTTTAGTTTTTAGAATGAAAAATAATTGGGTGTCTGTTTGCGCAACCAAGTGAAAATCACTACCTTTACATATGTAAACAAGAAACAAATTAATCATCTTAAAGGTTAGAAGCAATGGAAAAAGCTAAGGAAATCGAGTTGTTGAAGTCGTTGAAGTCTGACAGCTATTTGGTAGACGAGTTTGGAACTGAGACCATCGATACGATGTGCGAGAATATCAAGAATGACATCCCGGTGATGTTGGGAACGCCCTACATGAAGGCTATGGAAGATAAGAAAGCGGCCCTCAACAAGAAGGTGGCTAAGCTGGAGTCAGATATTGAAGCTCTCGCAGCAGATTACCAGAACCAAAAGCGTGAGTTCGCTGAGCAAGTCCTCGTAGCTCATCACAAAGGGAACCTCGATGCTGTGATCGAGCAGGAGTTTGATTACGCTTTCATCATCAAGACGAAGCGGGCTAACGGTATCGCTCTCTCAGACGAGGAGATAGACTGGATGGTAAACAAGCTGTAAGATATAGGGCGAGTGCGGTTGAAGCCGCCACCTGTGGTTGCGAGTACCACACGCCCACAAACGCATCATTAGCGTCAGGTAGAGTTATCCGCATTTTCGGTTGAGCCTTTGAAGTTGCTCTCTACCTCAGAAACAAAAAAGGAACTTGAAAGAGTGAGGGTTTCCTGGTTGTCCCTATCAAGCGGCACTGGCACGGCGAAATGTGTAAGAAATATGGCCCACTACCATAAATGTGAGATTCGGGTGTTACCGATGTAAAATAAGGAAACACGTTGAGGGCTAACGTTAAGACTGGGCGGCACACCGAGAACCCGTTGGGCGACAACGCTAAGCGCATTTTTCCTTTCCTCCAGTTGCAGGAAAGGTTGAAAAATGAGTTAAGTTTTTTTAGCTTTTAGAGAAGGAAATAAAAGCCCAAAAGATTGCGTAACTCAGTGAAATTCAGTACCTTTACATATGTAAATAAGAAACATCAATAAAGCGTATGACTAAGAAAGGATTAGTAGCTGTAGAGGAGAAGTATTACACTTCCTGCAAGCAGATGTGTGTGGATTCCATAACCAGTCAGAAGGTTAAGAGTCCGGAGACGTATCAGAAAATTATCGACTCTCTGAATGGATTATCTGAGGATGAGGTGAAGCAATATGCCATCACCCTAAAGATGACTCCAGCCGAGGTAAAGGCTATGAACAATGGCACCATTAAGGCTCTCGAGGAAGTCCTTAATACTTACTCGGAATACTTCTTGAAGTGTACAAAGGACACAATCGAGAAACAGAAAGCGGCTGAGGAAGCTAAGTATAAGGCTGAGCAGGCTGAGAAAGAAGCTAACCGAAAGAAGAATCCGGTGTACTACATAGGCAATGGCGGTGGTGGAGATTGCTTTGATTACCTCGGCTGGGACTCCATCTGCCATCGGTTGGTAAAGGTGTTCGTTGATTGGGATAGCGGTCATGGAAACGAGATGCTCCCATGTTGGGAGAATAACGACATCAGTAAGATGCCGGACAGTTGTGCTGAGGACTTTAAGAAGTTTTCGGCTGAGTATTTCTCCAAGAACGTGTCTTGTCCGTCGATGTTCTTTGGTAAGTTCGACTGCAAGGTTTCCATCCCTTGTAAGGTGACCACTGGCCGTAAGTTCCGTGGCGAGGGCAACCTGGTAGGCTACAAGCAGAAGAATTTCAGAGATTGGAGTGGCTACGTCCACACCAGTAAGACAGCTCTCATTGAAGACAAGGATGGCAATGTGCAGGAGGCAGTCTTTGAGAGAGTGGAGATCTCTACCGATACTGAGACCGAGATAGTGAAGCGAGGAATCATGAATATGACTGTTGGTCAGATAGCACGGACCTATGGAACCTATCTGTGGCATTTCGGAAAGTATAAGGATATGGCCTACCCCTCCATCATAGAGGCGGCTTTCAAGTATTTGTACGAGGAATAACTGGACATCAAAGCATAAGGACTATGGAAGAAGAAAAAGTAATCAAAGTGTGGTGCAGAGGCTCAAAGGAAAACCCCGACGGAGTTTTGAAGGCTCTGCAGGACGAGGGATTGGTGCTGACTAAGGGCGGTATCCTTGACTATGACAGAAGACCGTTCGCCAACCCGAGCAATATCTTTCGTTCGATGAATGATGCCTACGGGCACCCGAACCATATTGGCTACCATCCGGACTATGAGCTGGAGACGAACCTTATCATCCGTGGAGTCACAAAAGGGTGGCGGCAGGTGAAACCGATTGCTGTTGATAAGCTCGACAGAGAGAAGGATGCTATGAGGAAGTACATTATGTTCACGTTCAACTCTCCGTCTTACTGGATAGACAAGGTGTTTGCAGGCACTGGATTGGAACATCACCTTTGGCAGAAGTTCGAGACGTGCGGACGTGACTTCAATGTGTTTTTCACTGAGCTTGACAGAGGGCTCCAGAACAAAATGCTGACATGGATAATGGAGAATTATAGAGGTTAGCTCCATCAGTCGAAAATAGTTTTTTCTGCAGAGGCAGTTTCTTATTTACTTTTGAAGGCAAAAGTTAGTAGAAAGTGCAAAATGTTTCGTTGGCGGCAAAAAAGTTGCTAAAAACATTTGTCTTTCAAATACTTTTGCCTATCTTTGTGCAAAATAAAAAGCATAAAGATGGAAGATATTAATGATATTCTTAGCTTAGATAGGTCGATTATTGACCGCATTAGCTCACTGAAAGAAAAATCCGTAACCGTTCCGTCATGGTCGGTGCTATTGCAGGACTACGAGCCGAAGTTTCATCACATTCTTACTGATAAGCAAAGGCTGGAGGATAAGATCAGAAGCGATGGAGTCAAAGAGCCATCGGCAAGAATAACCGTAGGTTTGGAGAAACTTATCTCCAAGCGTATTACTGAGTTCACGTTTTCCATACCAGTCAAGCGAGTGTATTCAAACATTGACGGTAATGAGACCCGCCAGCAGATTGCCGCAGCTATCGAGAAGATTTATAAGTATGCTCATATCGACAGCGAGAACATCAAGCGTGGGCTTGCTTACTATGCGTCTTGCGAGATATTCACCTTGTGGTATGTCGTGGAGAAGCCCAATGACCTCTATGGCTTTCCGTCGATGTATAAGCTGAAGTGCAAGACTTTCTCTCCCATGGACGGCGTGAAGCTGTATCCGTTGCTTGACGAGCTTGGCGATATGATAGGAATGTCCTATGAGTACAAGCGTAAGGTTAAGGACACAGAGTACACATTCTTCGAGACGTTCTCTGAGAACAAGCATTTCAAGTGGAAGAATGATGGAAACGAGGGTGGATGGGTCGATGAGACTCCGGAAGGAGGTGAGGACATCATCATTTTGAAGATTCCAGGTGTGTATAATTGGCGCCCTCGGCCAGTCTATGATGGCCTTTCTGTGTTGCGTGAGGAGATTGAATATGGCTTATCGAGAGAGAGCAATATCTTGGCGTATAACGCTTCGCCTATCCTTGCTGTTACTGGAGCATTGCAGGGCAACGAGAAGAAAGGCGAGACAAAGCGTGTTTGGCAGCTCTCCAATGGCGGTAAGATTGAGTACGTTTCTTGGAATCAGGCGATAGATGCTTTGAAGTACCAGGTTGATACGCTGTTGAAGCTGTTTTTCATGCAGTCGCAAATGCCGGACATCAGTTTCGAGAATATGAAAGCGCTCGGCAATATCGGTTACGATGCGAGAATGACCATGCTGATGGATGCCCATCTGAGAATCGGTGATGAGTCGGGTCCATGGCTTGAGTTCTTTGAGCGAGAGAATAATGTTGTCAAGGCGTTTTTGAAAGTGATGAATGTGAAGTGGGCTAAGGAGGTCGATAACGTGGATATCGAGAACGTCATCACTCCATTCATTCAGAACGATAAAAAAAGACGCATCGAAACGTTGACTGCCGGCAATGGCGGTAAGGCTGTTATGAGTCAGCTTGACTCCATCAAGGCATTTGGAGAAAGCGATGATCCGGAAGAGACGCTGAAGCAAATTCAGCAAGAGGAGGCGTCGTCCACTGCTACGAGAATGAATAACGTCTTTGATGAAGGAGCCGAGTAGTATGGACGTTTCAGAGATTAGAGACAAGAAATTCCTGCTGGAGAAAAGTATTTCCGAACAGCTCCATCAGTTTGAGGACGAGACTGGATTACCTGTCTCGTCCATCGAGTTTGTCCGTAGAGAGTGCACAAACGAGTTCGGAATGGTCGTGAGTATTTGTTACGCAGTAGAATCAAAGGTAGAGATATGATCAAGAAATTAGGTTATCTCCTTATCAAAGCAGGAGAGCGCATTTTGGGCGAGGAAAAGGCACTGTACGGCTACGATGTTAAGAAAGTTGGCATTGGCCTTACTTATACTAAGAAAGACCGTAAAAAGTGGCAAAAGGAGTATAAAATGTCTCAACGGGTAGCAAATAAAGCTATCCTAAAAGACACCAAGAACCGCGTCGCCCTGGCAATATTCAGAGCGCTGAAATCTCATATCGAGTACAAGGTAAGACGCTCAGGCGATGTTACCGTTGTCGAGGGTAGCTTAAATATGTATATCCATGGTGACGAAAAGACGGAAGGCAAGTAGCCCTCAGCCCAAACATTTCGGGCATTGTCGTGATTGCGAGAATGCCTACGACTATCACTCCATGAGTCTCAAAGGAGAGCCGATTTTATGTCGGTGCAAGTTTGCTGAATACTGCAAGCTGCTTTCCATGGATGGTTGCTCAGACAAATTCAAATTGAGAAGAAATGGCCAAACCCAGAACACCTAACCAGCAAAAGGCATACGCTGCGCTACGGAGTAGGATAAACAAATACTCCATCATGGTGCAGCAAATTTACGATATGCTGAATTTGGAAGCGTCGCAAATCGCTCTAAGGACTGATTACGATGGGTCCCAAGCCACGCCGTTTTCGTTCTCGAATTATCCTCAGACCGCAGACGCTGTGAATAAGCTGAGAAGTGCGTTTGTCAGCAATATCCGAGCCGTCATATACACTGGCACATCGCAGGAATGGAAGGAGAGCAACTTGCTCCAAGACCTGCTTGTGAATAAGATGCTGAAGTATTATGGCAGTAAGGCCGGAGGCAAGAAGCATAAGGTCTATTACGACCCGAACAGCGACGCGCTGAAAGCATTCCAAAGAAGGAGGGATAAAGGAATGAACCTCTCTGAAAAACTTTGGAAGCAGTCAGGCGAGTATAAGACTGAGCTTGAAAATGCTTTGTCGAGTGGCATTGAGAAAGGAATTAGTGCTGTTACCCTCAGTAAGCGTCTGAGCAAATATCTTCAGAACTTCGAGAGTCTTAAGAAAGACTATAAGGAGAAGTATGGCAAGGCAACCGATTGCCATAACTGTGAGTATAACTCCATCCGACTTGCCCGGACGGAGATCAATATGGCTTACAGAACAGCAGAGCAGGAGCGTTGGAAGAAACTGGATTTTGTGGTAGGTTACCGCATAAAGCTCAGCAAGTCCCATCCTCGGCAGGACATCTGTGACGACCTGCAAGGCGTTTACCCGAAAGATTTCAAGTTCACGGGTTGGCACCCTAATTGCTTTTGTTACTGCATCCCAGTGCTCAAAACGGAAGAAGAGTTTTGGAGTGATAGCACTACAAGCGTCAACGCTCCCAAAGGCTATCCAAGGAGGTTTTCCCAATGGCTGGTCAAAAACGAGGATACTATCAAAGCCTCGGAGAGAAAGGGCACCCTCCCATATTTCCTTAGAGACAACAAGAAGGTGTATAAGGAAGAGATGGAGAAGGAGAAAGCGAGAACGTTCCTTGTGTCGAAAGAGCTTGTTGAGGAGCTTCATTCGCTCAACTTCAACCGATTTGATGCTGATAGGTATAACCATTCAGCTATGAAAGGCTTCAACCTCAAAGGCTTCGATGAGAGTATGGAGAAGATTGGAGACAAGCACGAGATTTATTGGAGTGGAAAGACCATTTCGTTCTTGGATAACGGTTCAGTCTCCATGAATTATAAAGGGCTGAGTTCTGATGACGAAGACGTTGAACTGAACAGAGTCTTTTTTAAGGAGGGTAATCGCATTATTGTCGACCACGCGTTGTTTGACCTCCCAGAGGAACTGCAGGGGAAGGGAATTTCAAAAGCCATCTTCAGAAGCCTGTTCTCTGAGTATGAGAATATGGGTGTTGATGAAGTAAGGGTGAAAGCCAATATCGATGTCGGAGGCTATTGCTGGGCCAAATATGGTTTCTGTGCTAAGACCTCGGAGATACAAGACCTCGCCAAAATGCGTTATGATGACAAAGTGATAACAAAGGAGCAATACAATATCGTCACCTCCAGGCTGAAAAAGATGGGTGATGTTACTCCGATGAATTACATTGCATCTTTGGACTTTGGAAAGGAAATGCTTCTTGGAACTCACTGGAACGGCTTTCTGCGGCTTAATGATCTGCCCCAGTTGAATTATCTCCACGATTATGTTGGATTATCCGAAGTAGATTAGTATCTTTGCATTATGGAACACGAATTGAAGGAAGAACTGACCACGAAGATGCATTCCGAATTCACGGTTAGTGCAGAAACAGAGATTAAGCATCGTGCAGGATGTGTTTGGGGAATGCTTTATCGTGAGAAGATGACGAACGACAAGACTCAGCTCTCATACGAGTGCAAGCTGTACGGAATATCCGTAGAGCAAGCTATGAAGTACAAAGCGTTTTGGCTGAGTAAGTACAAGTAAGAGAATGGCATTCAAGCAGAGACTTGGGTGCCATTTCTCGTTAAGTTTCTTTAGTTCTCGAGAAAGAAAATAATCGGCACTTTGTTTGCATAAATCGGTGAAAATAACTACCTTTACACTTGTAAATAAGAAACATTATAAACACCAAAAGCAATGGAAAAGGAAGTGAAAATCGTCAGAACAGTCTCCCACCTCAATAACGAGGCTAAGAAGATGGAGGAGACAGAGGTATCGGTCGTCAAGTCTTTCGGAACTGTGAGAGACGCTATTGATTACCTTATGAGCGTTGGCCACAGAGCCTTTGTTAAGGGCCTCGGCAAAATCATCTATCGTAGCGATAAGAATTACGGGATTTGCAGCGTATCGTTCAAGAAGAGCGAGACGGTTGCTATGAAGTTCGAGATGGATTATCCTTGGAAGTAGTAAATAAGAAACGCATAAAGTTAAAAGCAATGGAAACAAAAGAGTTACTGCAAATCAAGCAGACCAGTTCCGACTCTATGGCCAACAAGCTGTTCGCGTTCATAGACGCTGGTCAGTACATCAACAGCCGTAAGGTAAAGCAGCAGATCCGTTCCCTCAATAAGCGAATGAACACCGTCAAGTGCGGTGCAGAATTGTTCGCTAAGGACCTGGCAGAGGTTGAGAAGGTAGAAAGAGTAATCGCAAAACTCAACGGCCAGAAAGACGGAATCGAGAGAGCTATGAAGTATGCAGAAACAAAGAACCGTTTAATCTGTTTGTAAGCTATGGGAGAGTACGCAATTAGAAAGAGTGACAGACAGCGTGTCAAGATAGGCAGCTGCGAGAGTATGTATTACTGCCGTTATGAGCAGTTGATGGACATCCTTTACAATGGAAGTCCTCTGAATTGCTATTGGCGCATCTCTACGCCGGACGAGGACGGAATAGAGGTTGGAGACTTCACCACTCCGAGTCCTATAGGTCAGAGTGAGTTCATCCCCAATATGCTCCGTGTCAACGTCTACAAGCTGAAAGCTGAGGATATAGAAGACATGATGAAGTGTGGCACCATGCAGCTAAAAAGCGAAGAAATGGGATTGCTTGTTAACGTCCGTTGCCCTCACGGCCTTCCGCTTGATAAGCAATTCGGTAAGCCAAGCGAGAAGGGATTTTTGGTGAACTATGGCTATAATGGTCTGAGAGACACCCTCTATGTGTGCGGAGTCAAGAACACCGAGACCGAGTTGAAGGTGCTCATTGAGTGCAGGTGCTGTGGTGAGATGTGGAGTTTCTCATTCCAGGACGCTGAGCCATTGATTAGCTCTCTTTGGCTGAAGCTGAGACTGCTCCACCAATGCTCCGAGTACCATTATGAGCATAGCTCCGAGAAAGCCAACATGGTCGTTGACGCTATGAAGCGGAATGGCGGTCGTATCTCCATCAGTGAGACGGTGAGCCGGACATGGATTGTCAAATCTGACGGCTATACGATGGTAAGCGGGAAGTGGGAGCTGTGTCGTGACGTCTTCATCCACAATCTACCGAGGAAGGAGGATATCAAGGTGTTCGATGGATCAGAGGAGTCGATAACGGCAGCGTGGTGCTATGATATGCTGATGCGGTACGATGAGGACTATTGCTCCAAGGAGCTGGAGAGAATAGCCAAGTACAAGCAGGAGCACAATTTCGATTAGGCAATTTTTCATTGCTCATATATGTTTCTTAGGGGCTGGCGGTTTCCATACCGTCGGCTCCTTTTTCGTTATGCGTAGCGCAGAATGTATAACGATTGTTAAATCTTCATTAAAGTATTTGTCTTTCAAATATATTTCGTATTTTTGCGATGCGTAGTAAGACGTGCGCAACAGAACTTAGTTGAAACATTGCTCTTGCTATATGGTTCTGAGAAAGTCTGTTCGCATACGACTGCGATAACTCACATTAAACTATAATAGTAATGAACAAACATTTTCAAAAAGTTCTGAAGAAGCTGAAAACGAGTAAGGATGTAAAGGCGCTCGGTTTCAGTCGTAGTGAGATTAAGGGTATCGCTGCTAAGATTGCCGATAACCTTGATGTCGAAGATAATGCCTCCGACGAGGACGTTGACGGTGCCATTGATGAAGCCATCGAAAAGGCAACGGAACTCCTCAAGTACGGACAGATTTCCGCACAGCGTACTATTGCCAAGTATCGGCAAGAGCACGACCAAGACGAAGACGACGATGATGACGATGAGCCGGACGACTCCGCTAACGGTGATGACGATCCCGATGGCGATGAAGGAAAGGCAGGCCGTAAGAAGAATGGTCAGCAACGTCGCGCCAAATCCAAGAAGGAAAATGATGATGACAAGGACGCTACTCCGGCGTGGGCAAAGAGTTTGGCTGATTCTGTGAATAAGCTGAGCGATGAGGTTTCCAGACTGAAGCAGGGAAATGTCTCGAATGGCCGCAGAGCCAAACTGCAAGCCATCCTCAAAGACACCGGTAAATTCGGCGAGAGACGATTGAGAGAGTTTGACAGAATTGCCAGCACTTTCAAGTCTGAAGACGATTTCCAGGACTATCTTGACGAGGTGACCGAGGATTTGGAGTCGTACAATCAGGAGCGAGCAGATGCTGGTCTGAAGAAGCTCGGACCTTCCGAGGCAGGAACGGCTGGCACCCACAAGAAAGATGACTCCGATGGGGACGACAAACCCAAACAGTTAACTGATAAGGAACTTGACGATTTGGCCGATCAGTTCTAAACCATCTTAAAAGACAACAAAAATGAGTGTAGTAGATGTTGGTACAAAGGCGGCATTTGGCTTCGGTAACGACCCTGTGGTTATCCGCCATTATACCGCAGGCATCAAAGGTGGCAAAGTGCTCAATGTTGATAATTACAAGCAGGAGTTTATCCGCGCCGGCCATGTGATTATCAAGAACACTACCACTGGGGAGTATCTGCCCATGCCAGTGAATGAGGCTGGCGACGCGTATGAGTCGCTGCCGGAGAATTGTGTATATGTAGGCGTTGCGGTAAGCACTGTGCCCACCGCTGAGCCTTTCGTAGCTATCATGTATGCTGGCGAAGTGAATGACGTAGCAAGCCCTTACGCTGTAGATTCCATCAAGGACGCTATCGTGAAGGCCGTACCTACGCTTCGTTTCGACCATGACGAGTAACCGCTTCAATCTTCAATTAGGTAATTATGAATGAATCTTTGTTTTTGAAATGGGTCGCTTCGTTTTTCCCTCTGTTGACCACTCTCATTGAGAAAATCAACGGAAAGAGAAACGGCACGCTGACCTATCTGCATAAGGATACAACTATCCTTAAGAAAGTGTTTTCTCCGGACAACAAGTGGGAGTCCACAAGTGTGAACACTACCTACGTATCTGCAGATTTCGTAGCCATGGACTCCGAGTTGCCCATCAAGTCTCGTGACAGCATTGCTTCGGCTAATGGCAAGCTGCCTAAGTCTGCCATCTCCAAGAAGCTGAAAGAGTCTGATATTACTCAGCTCAACATCATGGAGAAGCAGGGAGGCAACGCAGCCCGTATCCGAAAGAAACTTGCTGACGACCCTGTGGCTTGTAATGTCGGTCTCGACGAGCTCATGGAGTATTCGTTCCTCTTTGGTCTCTGCGAGGGCTATGTCGCAATGCCGGATGCTGATAAGGAAGGCAGTCTGATGCGCCTTAACTATGGCTACCTTGCTGCAAACACCTTTGGCGCAACTACAAAGGGTGTTATCTCTCTCTCCGATATCAAGCATGTTATTTCCACTGCCGACTCTCGTGACCAGAACACCGTCATCAAGGTTTGGATTTCCAAGACTACCTATGATGCACTGCGTCTGACACGTGAGGCTCGTGAGCTCGTTGCAGGTTATAATGGTCAGTCCTACACTGAGGACACCACGCTGCCGGTTCCTACAGCAAAGCGTTTCAATGAGGCATTCACCGATGACACTGGTGCAACGTTCCAGGTAATCAACCGTACCGTTCTGTTCGAGAAGAATGGCAAGAAGACCTCTAAGAAGCCTTGGAACAACAACCGTATCATCTTCGAGTGCAATGAGCAGGTTGGCTCCTTCGTTTATGGTCAGCTTGCTGAGGCTACCAATCACGTCGATGGCGTGACCTACAGCCTTATTGACGACTATAAGCTGATTTCTGAGTACTCTCTGACCAATCCTCTCCGTGAGGTTACTGGCGGTCAGGCTTTGGCAGCACCTGTCATCGAAGACGTTGACCAGGTGTATGTGCTTGACCTCACTCTCTCTGAGGAGGTTGACGAGACTGCTGAGAAGGCTGATACTTCCGACACCTATATCACGGTATGGGGCAAGAAGTACACAAAGGCTGACGTGATCAAGCAGCTTGCTGCCATTACTGGCAACCGTGTTGCTTCTAACATTGGCGATAATACGCTGATTAGTAAGATTAACGAACTGAGCGAGGAGGATGAGGAAACTCTGAAGAATGCCCTCACTCCAGCATCCTAAACGTAACAGAGAATGAAGACAGTATTGCAAGCACTGAGAGACGAGGTTCATTATCCTATCCCAGTAGGGTATATTGAGAACATCCTCATCAAACGAGAACTTGATGGCACCAAGGACGTCGATAAGCCTACCATGGATAGCGATGCCTACAAGGGTGCTGTTGCGGACTGTCTTTATTCTCTCGTGGGAGCGATTCAGTTTTCCGAGTCGGACAAGAGCATTGGAACGCTCACGGACGAGCAAAGAAAGCTGATACTGAAGAGAGCTAACAAACTATACGGTGAGATTGGCGAGCCTACGTTTGACGATGGTGAGCCGACGGTAACAATACTCGATTAATATGGCTGTCTTGGATTTTGCGCCACACCTCCTATCCTATTGCATCAGCAGCAAAGGCTATACCGATGAAAACGGTGACTACCACAAAGGCGGTACCGAATGGGTAGATAACTACTGCAGGTGCGATGTGGTTCCATCGGGCAAGGAGAATGTGATAACGTATGACGATGGAACGTCAGGCTATTACGAGTACACCGTGTATAATCTCCCTCCAGACTGCCGTGAGTTCAAGCGAGGCGATAAGATAAAAATTGCTTTCTTTGGCTCAGACGAGAAGGAGTTTGAGGTTAAGGGATTTCACCGTTACCAGCATCAATGTAAAATTTGGATCTGATGGAGATAAAGATGGTAACTCCGAAAGAGGCAGTAGATGCTTTCTTAAAGACTGCTGCACGTATTCTCAATGACGAGATTTTCAGTGCCTTGGCTTATATGGGAGAGACCTCTTTGAACAAAATCAGAGATAGAAGTAGCGAAGAGAGCTGGATAGACCACACCGGAAATCTCCGTAGCTCCGTAGGTTATTCCATCTACAATCACGGCAAGGCGCTCATGCAGTCTGCCTTTGCTGTAGTTAAGGAAGGTTCTAAAGGACAGAGTGAGGGTAGAAAGATGGTCGAGGAGTTAGCCTCCAAGTATTCCAACACCTATGCGTTGGTGGTGGTCGCTGCCATGAGTTATGCAGATTACGTTGAGGCTCTTAAAAACAAAGATGTGCTTGCATCGACTGAAACCTGGGCAAGGGGGAAAGTTGATGAGTATATCCAAAAAGCCGTAGATAAGGCAACGAAAAAGATAAATTCCATCCAGATATGAAAACCGAGTACGCGATAAAAACGGATATCTACAACTACTTGATGAAGTCCGAGCTGGTCAATGAGGTTACTGGCTTGCTGAAGAAGACGAGCAGGCCCAAGAACTCGACCAAGGAGGACATCATCATCTCAGTGCTATCCAACGTGAACGGACAAAATCAAGAAGCCGTTGTAAACGTGAATATCTACGTTGAGGACAATATTATCGATGGGCAGGCGGAAGAAGATTCTGCAAGAATTGGTGAGCTGTCTGAACTTGCTTCCTCCATACTGGAGTCATTCACTGTAGGAGGGGCGGTAGTCTATCTCGAGCAACAGAAAGTCTATGAGGCTGAGGGTATCGATTGGCACGTCATAAACAACAGACTGAATTACAAAATTAATAACGAATAGAATTATGATACTATCTTGGGGTAAACCAACTATTGTGGTTGCTGCTGTTGCCGACACTGGCGCAGTGACCGTAGGTACATTTCCTACTCCCGTAGAGGATTCTTCTGAGCTGTCGACCGAAAAGGGAGATAAGGTAGAAGCCAACATTGAGGGTGGAGCTGCTGAGGCTGTCCGTTACAAGGATAGCAAATATACGTTCAAATGCAGCGTTCGTCAGGGTGCCGGCCGTACAATGCCTATTGCAGGTACTAACGGTGTCGTGCCTGGCGAGTATTCTGTAACGCTGACTCCGGAAGACAAGCGTGCTCCCGGCTTTACCATGGCGCGTGCCGTATGCTCGTATGAGGATACCTACACGGCAGCAGATGGTCTCATCCGCGTCTATACCTTCGATTCACTCGACAATGATGGCAAGGATCAGGTGAGCATCACCGCAGGAACAACAACAAGTGGATCGTAAGGACGTATCGTAGCGTGCTGTTTATCCATATATATTCACCCTTTGCAGGTTTCGGGTCCCAAACAAACCTGCAATTGGAGAGTAAACCACAGAGGATGTGGGCTGGATTGCTAAACCAAGGGTCCGGACAACGGATGTGTTTCGAGTACACTGCTCTCCGCTATCACAATAGCAAGTCCTATGGATAAAACGTTGAACAAAGACTTAGAAAAGGATTTAGCCGATGCCATTATAGACAGACCGTATGGTTTCACTTGTGGTAATCGGCATTTTTATTTATATCCCGTGACGCTTGGTAAAATGTTCCTATTGGGACGATTGATAAAGAGCCTCGGGATAAACGAAGACATCCTAAAAACCAACCCCTATTTGGAAGCAATACGATTAGTAAAGGAGAATAGGGAGCAGGTAGTCCGCATCATCACCTATCACACAATAAGGACCAAAGCAAAGATTTTCGACTATGAGTACGTAGAGGCAAGAAACAAGTACCTGTCAGAGCATTGCGACGACGAGGACTTGGAGACATTGCTCATCACCGTCCTCACCTCCGATAAGACTGAGGCGTTTATGCACCATCTGAAGTTAGACAAGGAGCAAGAGCGTATGAATAGCGTGATGAAAGTGAAAAGCTCCAAGAACGTCTATGTGTTTGGCGGGTTATCCATCTACGGCAGTCTCATTGATGCAGCGTGTTCAAAGTACCACTGGACGTTCGATTACGTGGTGTGGGAGATCAGTTACACCAACCTAAAACTGTTGTTGGCCGATGCAACGAAGGACATTTGTCTCTCAGACGACGAGAGAAAGCGTTGCAGTGTCACTAATGACCGTGATAGGTTATCTGCTGATGACCCGAGAAATTGGGAGAAGATAAAGGCTGAGTTCGAGAAGGAGAGCAAATAATTGAGCAAAAAAGCGTTGCCTGTCACTCCCTAAAAAGAATACCTTGAAAATCAGCCACTACGAGGCGGCTGTAACAATTCAGAATTATTTTAACACGATTCGGGTAAATTCCCGAGAAAACGCCTATAAATGGCATAAAAAGATAAGACAGAAATGGCAGGAATAAAATTCGATATAACCGGAGACAATCAGAATTTCCTCTCTGCGCTACGTGGAGCGGAGAATGGAGTCCGCAGTACCGCTAAGACTGTTGAGAGCGCAGGTGGAGATATTGAGAGCGCATTCAACCGTATTAAGATAGCCGCTTCCACTGCTTTCGCTGGTTTCTCTGCCACCCAGGTAGTGAAGACGATAGCTGAGACACGTGGAGAGTTTCAGCAGTTGGAGGTGGCTTTCAACACCATGTTAGGTTCAGCCACGAAAGGAAAGAAGATGATGCAGCAGTCAACGATGCTCGCCGCTACCACTCCATTCGATTTGAAAGGTGTGGCTGGAGGAGCGAAGCAACTTCTTGCTTATGGAATGAGCGCTGATAAGGTTATCGATACTCTGAGAAGACTGGGAGACGTAGCAGCAGGCCTTTCTATTCCTCTTGGCGATATTGTTTACCTTTACGGCACCACGATGGCGCAGGGTCGTATGTACACGCAAGACCTAAACCAGTTCACCGGCCGAGGCATTCCTATGATAAGTGAGCTTGCAAAGCAGTTTGGTGTTGCTGAGAGTCAGGTGAAAGACCTCGTTGAGCAAGGCAAGGTCGGTTTCCCACAAGTCCAGAAGGTCATCGAGGACTTGACAAATGAGGGCGGTAAGTTCGGCGGACTGATGGAAGCTCAGTCTCACACCATTACGGGTCAGATCTCGAACATCGAGGACAGCATTGATATGATGTTCAACGATATTGGTCAACAGAACGAGGGCATAATCAACGACGTGCTCTCTCTGACCTCTACGGCTGTTGACCATTGGCAGCAGATAGCGCAAGCCATCGGTACCGTCATCACTGCCTACGGACTGTATAAGGGAACGCTCCTCGCCACCATAGCGATAGAGAAGTCGAGACAGAAGCTCACCTATTCTAAGGAGCTGGAGATATTAGAGAATGAGATTGCTGCAACCAAATCCCTCTATACGGCAAAGGGCGCATTGAAAAACGCAGACCTTGCGGAGATGGTAGCAAAGAAGCAACTCACCCAAGCACAAGCCGAGGAAATTGCTCAGAAGCGTGAGGAACTGGCTCTCGCCAAGCAGGATGCCAACTATACTCAGATGAAAGAGCAGCTTGACGCTCAGACTGCAGCCCTCGAAGCACTCCAGCCAGTGAAGCAGCAGGTCATCAACGCTGATCTGCAAGAAGCCGTTGCTGAAGGAACCCTCACGCAAGCTCAAGCTGCCGAGATAGCTACCAAGCGTGAAGCCCTTGCAGCATTGCAGCAAGAAGCCGAGGCGCGTGTTGCTAACCTCCAAGCAAAGGCGCAGGAAGCACAAGCAACCTATGATGCTGCCGTACAGAACCAAGCTGCAGCCTCCATGGACTTAGAGAACGCCCAGGCAAAGGTCGAAGCCGCAAAGGAAGCGCTCGACTCAGCCCTTGAAGCTGGAGACGCTGACGCTCAGTCTGCAGCCCATACTCAGTTGAAGACCGCGTGCGATGAAGAAAACGCTGCAGCCGAGAGACTGAAAGCAGCATCTTCCGACGTCTCCACTGCGTCTACTGAGATGAATACCACGGCTGAGGCTGCCAACTCAGCACAGAACGAGCTTAACGCTGTAACGAAAGGAACCAATGCCACCGTTACTGGCACAAAGACCGTAGCTGAGCAGGCTAACACAGCAGCTACCGGCGCTAATACCATAATGATGAGGCTGAACATGATTCAGACGCAAGCCGCAACCATCGTGCAAGGTCTCTTTGCAGCAGCCGTTAACACTGTGCGAGCCGCATGGGAGGGACTAAAGGTAGCTATGGCGACCAACCCGATTGGTGCCATCCTCACAGGATTGACCGTAGCGATTAGCTTGTTTATGTCCTTTGCCGATAGTGAGGATGAAGCCACTGACGCTAACCAACGATTCGGAGATAGTATGACTAAGGCGTCTGCGAACGTAACCTCCCTCTATGCCGTGTTGGAAAGCTCCAGCGCAACCTCTAAGGTCCACAAGGATGCTCTCGAACAACTGACACAGACTGCGCAGGAGTATGGCTTGAAGCTCGACGACGAGAAAGACAAGACCTCTCAGCTCATTGAGAAGAAGCAGGAGCTCATCGGACTCATCAAGGAAGAAGCAGTGGAGCGTCAGAAAGCCAACGATATTCAGTCTGCCACCGATTCTTACGAGAAGCAGGTAGAGGACATTAAGAATGACATCAAGGACAGCCTCTCCGACGACTTCAGTGATATTCAGAAGAACCAGCTCGTGAACCTTATCTCAGACGAGGATATCGAGAACTTGAAGAATAAGCTGGAGGCGATGAACAAAGCCACCGCAGAATCCGTAGAGAAGACTGGCTCGTGGAACTCTCGCTTCTCGACAGATCAGATTACTGCCTATAACAAGGCTGTGTCCGACCTTACTACCAAAATCGGTATCTACGGTGAAAAGCTCGGCGTGTCTAAGTCTGCCATCATCGGAGCCCAACAAGCCGTAAACAAGCAGTCGTATGCTCTCGCCAATAACCGTTTGGAGCAGGAGAAGACCATCCAAGCCACCATAGACGCTGCCAACGCTACGAACAGCGCAATACTGGCCACTGATGGAATGACTGAATCACAGCGTGAGCTTGCTGACAGAACCAAACTCAGCAGTCAGGACGTGGAGACGTTAGGAACCACCATTGATGAGCTGATTAAGGCGTACAACGATAGCAACATCAACCTCAACATCACTTATACGGAGCTGAACTCTCCACCAGCATGGATGAAAGGTGTTGCCGACCGTATGAGTTCAAAGCAGTTGAACAACCTCGCTGCCTACCACCAGGCGCGCGCTGATAGAATGCGCCAGCACAAGCAGCAGACGGGTCACAGTCTTGTAATGTCGAATGGTCATGGAGGATATACCGATGAGCGTCAGGAGCAGCTATTAGCTGGTCAATACTCCATCCAAGCACGCCAGAAGCAACAGAAGGAGCAAGAGGCTGCATCTAACAAGCCTAAGACAACCAAGAAGAAAACTACTCCTAAGAAGGCCACTGGCAAGGATGATAAGCTGCAAGCCGCCAGGGACGCTGCAGAATACAAGGAGACGTTGGCTGAGGCTGAGAAGCAGAAGCAACGTGATGCCATAGATTTGGAGTTTGATACACGGCAAGCTATCCTCGATGCTCGTAAGGACTCATCTCAGAAGGAACTCGACCAGGCAAAGCTGGACTTCGATAAACAGAAAGAGGAAATCCGACGTGGCTATGAGGACTTGAAAGACGAGAAAATCAAAAAGGCCAAACAGCTATTCAACGCAAACCCGAAGAATAAGAAAAAGCTGTTCAACCCTGCGTCTGTCGATACCTCTTACACGAAAGCGGAGATTGCTGAGAATAATGCCAAAAACACAGCAAATGAGGAAGAGTACAACCGTAAGGTAACTGACATCAGAAATAAGCAGAATGAGTCTGAGCGTGCTTCAATCCAATCGTACCTTAAGGAGTATGGCACCTACGAAGAAAAGAAGGTTGCCCTAACTGAAGAAGCTGAGGATAAGATTAAGAAAATCAATGAGAATGCTGATTTCACAGCAGCAGATAAGGATGCTCAGATAAAGTCTATTCGTGCCGGCTTGCAAAAGGCGTTGAATGACCTCGACCTTAATCAGATGAAGTTGAACATCAACTGGGACTATATCTTTGGCGACCTTGACAACGTTGACCTCGATACATTGTCTGTTGTGAAAGATCAGCTCCAGCAACTCGTGGACACTGAGAAAGACCTTAGTCCGGATCAGATGAAGGCTCTTGTTGACGCCATGACGCAGATACAGAACAAACTCGACCTCTCCACTCCATTGAAAACCATCAAGGAGGCGCGTAGCGAGTTCAAAGCAGCGAAAAAGGAGTTCGATGATGCTAAGGTGAAGTACAACACTGCAAAGGACAATGGAGATGTTGCTGGGCAAAAATCTGCTGCTGCTACCATGTCGAAGGCTTCACAGAAGATGACCAAGGCGCAAAACAAGGAGAAGAAATCTTTTTCCAAGACGACTGACGTCATCAACCAGTATGCGCAAGCCCTATCTGACGCTGGAGACGTTATGGGAGGTGCAGCCGGCCAGTGTTTGAAACTCGCTTCGAGTGCCATCACTGCAGGTCTCGGTATGGCAAAAGGTATCAATGATTTCAAGACGGCAGCAAGCAATCTCGAGAAGTCTGTTGCTATACTCGCCATCATTGAGGCCGCACTGCAAGCCATCCAAGTCATCACTCAGCTCTTTGGCGGCAAGGAAGATACCACCCTTACGGATTATGTGAGTACCATGGACACCTACATCAATCTGTTGAAGGATGACATTAGTAGCCTTAACGATTCAATGACAGACGCAAAAAACTCAATGAAGGATACCATCGCCTATTATGAGCAGTTGGTAGCTTTGGAAAAAGAGTCTGCGACTGCCATCAAGTCCCAATCGCAGGTGTGGCTGAACAGTGGTGCAAGCAAAGGCTTTCTCGGAATAGGCTCCAAATCATCTGAAGGCGTGAAGATAGTCAAGCAGATGCAGAAAGACTTGAGGTCAGGCAATGACGAGGTGAGGAAATTCTATCAGGAAGGCTACAACTCGCTGAATGAGTATTACAAGCAGGTATATGGCCAATACGCAAGTTCAGTGAAGCAGTTCGGTCGTCTCGACTGGATTTGGCGTTTGTCGGATGAAGACTTGCTGAAGCTCTCCAAGGACACCAAGGCATTGGCTCTGTTGGGTGACAATCTATCCCAAGCCATCGTTGACTACGCCTCCAAGCTGAAGGATATGCAGGATGACCAAGCGAAAGAGTTTGAGTCTCTGTTGTCTGTGTCTTTTGATGACTTCTACGATGATTATGTGGACTTGATTTCAGATCTCGACAACACGAATGCTGACTTTGCCAACAATTTCGCTGAGTATATGCGCAAAGCTCTCATCAAGAACCTTGTGGCATCGCAATATAAGGATAAGATTAAGAAGCTGTATGATCAAGCAAGAGAGTGGGCGAAGACCGACGAAGGACTCACGCAGGAGCGTATCAACGAGTTGCGCAAGCAATATGTAGATTTGGCTAAGCAAGCGCAAGAGGACGTTAAGACAATCGACTCCATCACTGGCTACAACTCCGCCTATTCGCAGGACGCTTCGAGCGGAGCATGGCAGAGTATGTCGCAAGAGACCGGTGATGAGCTGAACGGACGCTTCACGGCCTTGCAGGAGTCCAACGAGCGTATATCTGAGTCCGTCCTTGCTGGGCTCACGGTGATAAACTCAATGTTAGCCATATCCACCTCCACGAATGGTGCTGTGTTGGAGATACGTAACCTTATGATTACGAGCAATTCGTATATGGAGGATATGGTAAAGTACACACGTAAGTCCTATAACGAATGGACGAGTAAGTTAGACAGTATAGTGAACAATACAAAAAATCTTTGATTATGCCTAAAGGAGTATTATATATCAATGGCCAAGACGCTTTCACTACGTGGGGCATCAGCCTGGAACAAACTGGAATAACCGCTTTGATTGCTCCACCTCCCATGAAGAGCGTTGTCGAGAGCAAATCAAGACTGGAGCACGGAAAACGTGTTGTGAACAAACAGCCTCGGTATGAAGCGAGAGACATTACGCTACCTCTCCATCTCGTGGCAAAAGATACTTCGGACTTTATGACCAAGTTCTCTTCGTTCTGTCAAGAGCTAAAAAAGCCGGACTTGCTGAAAATATCAACAAGCTATTCGGGAGATGTGTATAAGTGCATCTATCTCTCCTGCACTCAGTTCGGAGAATTTCTCAAAGGGTATGGTTCGTTCTCTCTCAAACTCAATGAGCCGAATCCGGACGATAGAACGTAAATTAGATGTTAAATGTATTTGTGTTTCAAATACTTTTAGTTAAATTTGCAACATGGACTCAATAGCTGAATACTCAATATACGACATAGACGGAACCGAGAAGTGCAAGGTGGTAGCTGAGGAAAACTCAGTCTATCACGTTGAGCTTATGAAGTACGATTACGTGAAGCTATGTTTCAAGCTGTACGACAAAAAATCGTTCGGCTTGGGTGACTATATCTATCTCCAAAGCGATGGCGGTAAGCAGAAGTTCGAGATAACCGAAATCCAGAAGCCCACCTACGACACCGAGACTGGCTCATATAGCTATGAGCTGCAGTTCAATGCTGAGTGCTATAAGTGGGGAAACAAGAAGTATAAGTACGAGCCAAAGAACGATCGTTTTGAAGCATCATGGGCCCTCACCGACACCTTGGCAAACCACATGGAGGTGCTAATAAGAAATCTCGCCTACTACGGGTGGGATTTTACTTATAACATCAAGGATGTGGTAAATGCCACGAAGAGTATATATATCCAGTTCGATAATATCAGCATCTTGGATGCTCTGACAAAGATTGCTGAGGCATTTGACACTGAGTGGATTGTATCTGACAACATCATCACCCTTGGTCGTGTAGAGCTTGGCAGTGACATCGAATTGGAGCAAGGCGTGAACGTTGAGAAGATTAGCGCAAGCAATTCATCACAGTCATACGTTACCACTCTGTACGCTTTCGGTTCCACTAACAACCTCCCCTCCAATTACCGCAAGAGTGACAGCCAGGTGCTTCTGAATGGTGTTGTTCAGAAAAGGCTTATGCTGCCTAAAGGAACGCCTTACGTGCAGATTGATGGCGTTTCCCATATCGAGGAGTCTGTTGAAGGTATCGTTACCTTTGATGACGTGTATCCGAAAATGGATAATAAGGTGACAGAGGTAAAGGCTGTTGAGAAGACTATCAATGCAACAGACACCATCGAGGCGGATGCAGGAACCACAACAGATGCGACTGATGAGACATCGACCACCACCAAGGTAAACATATACCGTATTAAGGATTCTTCGCTCTCGTTCAAGAAAGAGTATATTCTTGAAGGTGTTACGTTGCAGGCTGTATTTTCCACTGGAAAGTTAGCAGGAATGGTTTTTGACCTTGCTTTCAATCCAGACGGGGAATCAGAGACTGTAGAGATCACGACTGACGATGGAACAAAGACCACATCTGTGAACGCTGACTCTCAGTGGTTTGAGTTGGTGAGAAATAATACATACGGTGTTGACCTCCCCAACGATACGCTGAAGCCGGCCGAAGGCGATAAGTTCGTGCTTATTGGATGGGATGCTACAAAGATGGATAAACTCGGACTCATCGAGGATGCTGAAAAGGCATTGCTCGAGAGGACTAAGGAATACGCCAAGAAACTGCAGATAGATCCGAGTACGTACACATGCACGATGATGTCGGACTATATGTACGGATTGAACGACGGTCAGCAGGACGAGAATTACTCCATGGTAGGAAAGTTCTCCATTGGTCAGCGTGTACTGCTTAAGAGCGAAGCATTTCTGAAGACTGGCTCACGAGAGTCGAGAGTTATTGGCTTTGAGTATAAGCTTGATTTCCCATACGATAGCTTCCAGGTCATCATTGGCGAGAATACCGCATACTCATACCGAAAGGATTTGGAGGCTACGGTAAACACAAAGTTTGACTCTATCAATTTTAGGGGCGGAACATACAACAACAATGGTAGTGGCAATGGAGGTAGTAATCTGTATGTGATTACAACAACCGATGTCACCACCCCAACCGATAGGAACGTCTTGTCTGCACTCAGAACTGAGAGAGACTTTGCCCACAAGCGCAAGAATGACAACATCTCCAGTCTGTGGACATTCACGAACGGTTACGGTGCTCGTCGCGGCCTTCAGACTTACGAATACAGAAATAAAGTTAACGAAGACAATCTATTTGGCAGTGGCTTCGAGTTGATAGAGCGTACCACCAATAACGGCGGAAAGCGCAGCCGTTTGGAGGTTGACGAGCTTCTTGTGCGAGTGAAGGCTTTCTTTGCAGAGCTTGAGATACGGAAGATCAGCTATGTTGGTGGCAACTATCTTTTCAGCTCTGCCGGAGGGAAGATATACTATGTGGAATGGTTGGACGCTAACGGGGTCGTGCTTGACAAGAGCAGTCACCAAGCGAGCGAGGCATACACCTTCAGATGCTATTTGTACTCGGACAATGGCACCACAGCGACGATGAACTATTTTGCCGCCGATGATCAGGTTATCTGCAAGACGTTCAACATTGACGAGGGTGTACACAAGAATGTCTCCAACAAATATTGGTGGCGGCGCGCCACGGGTGTTGGGAAAGGAGCTATCGCGGCACTGTCGGACAAGACGGAGTATCAGTATGTTGACATCTCGATGAACGACTGCGACGAGAAATCGGACTATCCGGAGGCTAACGACACCATCGTACAGCTCGGTAACTGGACGAACTCGGCAAGACAAGGAGCCATCTACCTCATGGTAGAGGGCGAGAGTGCCCCTGCCATCATGGAGTACAGCGACCTCGGAGCCAACGGCAAGCACTTCATGCTGACCAAGCCGACGCTCCAGCTGTCGCCCAAGGGGAACATCATCTACGGCGAGTTCCACTCGGTGAACGACACCACTACCTACCCCGACGGCAAGAGCATCGACGAGCAGATAGAGGCCCTGATGAAGCAAATAGCCGAGATTCAAGCTCAGGCAGACAAGAAATTCGACATCTACTTTGAGGCCTACGCTCCACATCCGTTGAAGGGCGAGGATTTCTCGACCGCAAACTATCCTGCAAGCGAGTGGAAAACCGATGCTCTGAAGGCGCTTCACGTGCAGGACCTGTTCTACGACACAGACATTGCCCCTGCCTCTGACGGTGGCCGTGCTTGGAGGTGGATTAGTGAGACGACTACGACCACTACGACCTATTATTGGGAGGAAGTGACCGACCAAGACACCATCGACGCACTGGAGAAAGCGAGAGACCTGCAGAATCAGGTCAACGACATCGTTTCAGACGGAATCATCAGTCGTGGCTCTGAGAAGTCAGAGCTATTGATAGAGTGGAGCAAGGCAGTGAGCAACTATAACAAGTATTACGAGCAGGCAGATGACTACTCACTGCTGGGCGAGGAAACTTGGAATACGTACAAAACTGCCTTCTACGCAGTGGCCACCATGCTAAACAATGGCACCAGCTACACATCAAGCGACCTCAGCAGCGGGACCACTCCCTCTTGGCTTGACGTGACCGTTGACACTGACCTCAGCAAGACACCTACGATTAATGCAGTCACCTATAGGAATACATGGACTGCCTACTACACTGCCTTTGCCGCAGTACTGAAGATGATCTCTGCCAAAGCTAAGGAATTGGCCGACAATGCTCAGTCCACTGCAGACAAACAGAAGGAGAGAATTGATGACATCGTTTCAGACGGTAAGCTCGACCCAAGCGAGAAGATTATCATCAAACGTGATTTCCTTGCTTTCTACCATGAGCTATATGACAACAATGGGCTTCAAGATAAGGGTAAGGACAGTGATGGCAAATTCTATAATGACGACATCAAAGATGCTTTCAACAATGTTGAGGTTTGCTTCCAAGGCGTCGGCTCATTGATGAATACGACTGCTTCCACCTCAACCGGATGGACGATTCAGTTAGACAGCAACTCGGAGCTCATCCTTCCGCAATGGCTGCAAGACCCGCCTGTTATGCGTTCATTTACTGACACCAAGGAGTACATCACTGACACAAGCACCATCGACGCTGATTCATTCAGAACGGCATGGTCTAATATGTGTGCGGCCAAGTCTGCGTACATCACCCTGCTGTCTAAGTACGCCAAGGAGCTTGCAGATAACGCCCAGTCTTCTGCAGATGAGAAGGTACAGACGTTCGTCACCGAAGCCGTGCCTACACCTCCCTACAAGAAAGGCGACATGTGGATACAGACCGGCAACGGCAACAATGTGATGATAAGTCTTGTGGATCGGGAGAGCGGCGACACAACGAGCAGCCTTGAACGGTTGGAAGACTGGACCGACCTCTCGGAGCTGTCGACGAAGCAAGACCCACGCATCCAGCTGGCCATGCTTGGTGACAAGATATACGAGCTGTCGGGCGGTTACATTCAAAACCACGGGAAGATTGCCGTGGCGTTCTCCAGCAATCAGCCAGCGTCAGCTACGGACGGAGATTTATGGTTTGACGGTACGAACCTGCGCAGGTACGTCTCTTCCTCATGGTCGATTATCGACTCAGACAGCTACGCGGGGGCGTTCAAGACGGTGTTTGACATCGTTGGCCAACAGACGCTCACCTGTTTCAGTTCCGTGCAGACACAGAACATGAAGCTCTACGACCTTGTGCTGCGGAATATCAAGTGGCACGACCCGTTCAAGGATGAGACCGTGGATGGCAACGTAGAGGTGCTGATGTACAACGGCAAGAGTTGGGAGACGCTGAAAGAATGCACTCGTGCAATCATCGACAACCTCGGTGATGAGCTGAGGCTTGTAGTATTCGGCTCTGACGGTAAGGGTGCGACGGATGCGAGTGGACTTATCACGAGGACGATGTTCAGCGAACTGTTCTCGGAAAAGGTAACTCTTGACAGCGATGGAAACGTGAGTAACGTTAGCAAGAGTGGGCTTGTTGCTACCACTGACTTTGATACATGGAAAAACGGAGAGCTGAAAGGACTACTTGACGATAAACTTGATGTGTCTGCCTTTGCGGGAATGTACGCCAAGGCTGTAGAAGCTGACGGGACTATCGTCAAGACTGCTTCTATGAGTGTATATGTTACTAAAGACGGCAACAATTATATCTCAAATGCTAAAATCAAGGCGGACAACATCGAGCTGGAGGGGTTGGTTACGGCTAACTCCTACTTTAAGGTACTTGAAGATGGGAGTATAGAGGCTGCTAATGCAACCATTAGTGGCACTATCAATGCTACGAGTGGAAAGATAGGTAACTTCAAGATTAACGGAGGTTATCTTGGTCTCACTGACGGGCTCAGTAACACCAATAATGACGGTATGTGGCTCACTGACGATGAGATAGGCTTTAACAATAACGGCAGACAGGTTGTTGTAGGGCCATTTAGCTCACTTGGGTATGACTATCTTGGATGGTTCAAAGACAACGACAGCAACAGCTTGATGTCTAAGACAGGCGTTGTTATTGATGTTAGTGGTTCAATGGATAAAAATATCGCCCTTAAACTACAAGGTGGGTGTATATCAGGGTTGGCCATCCATACTCAGTCTTTGGGTCTTGAAGAGATAACAAATAGTTCTTTTCAACAGATGTACAATGGAGTAAAAACGAATTTGGATAATATTCCAGTTTATAACACTCTCACAAAGTACATGAATGCAGTGTTGGTAAATACTCAGTTCTCCTATCGTGCAAAGGCCACTGATGACTACACTACATATTCACGTGACAGATATATTACCCTTCCGGAAATGACGGATGCTGATGATGGTCACGTACTGATGATAAAAAGAGGAAAGGGCGGAAATAGTGTTTATGTGTGCCCCGGCAAATACAAGAAACTTGTTTCGAGCTCATCAGGCTTTAGTGTCACTTACTCCACAGAGACAAACGACACGTTTATGCTTGTGAACGACCAACAGTATATAGCTGATGCAAACTTAAAGTTGGGTAGCGAGTCTGATGCAATGACCTTTGTTTTCTTCAAATCGCTTCAATATACAGTTTATGACAAAAAGTATAGTGGCGGTTCCAAGACGTTCAAAGGTTGTTGGGTACAATGGAAGAATCCACGTGATTGGTAAAAATATAAGATTATGATGAGAATAATTCATAGCAACATACTCCCTCCAAAGGGATATAAGGCGATAACCATCTTGAATGTGATATTCGTCCGCAAGGGTTGTGATATGACCATGGAAGATGTCAATCATGAAAACATTCATTGGGAGCAGGAGAAGGAGCTGGCCTTTGTCGGCTTCTACCTTCTGTACGTACTGGAGTTCTTAATCCGGCTTCTCGTTATGCGCAACTGGCATAAGGCATACAGAAACATCTCCTTTGAGCGTGAGGCCTATGCCAATCAAGGTGCGTGGTTCTATCTCGACGTGCGAAAGCATTACTCATGGATTCACTTTTTATAAATCTAAGATATATGGCAAAGATTAATTTCACAAAGTTCAAGGTTCCGGTTTCGTTCAACGGGAGCGAGAAGGTATTCAGCATTGCAAAGGTGCTGGGCAACGCGATGAAGTACACCGGATCGGTAGTCGGCGACATCGGCTTTGACAAGCTGGCCGAGACCATCTACTTCTCGGACGGTCCGGTGGAGATCCCTGCCGAGTACATCCGCCCGATGATGCAGGTAATCAACGACGGTCCTTTCATGGCCACAATCAAGAGGGAGCTGATAAAGCGGCTCAATGGCAATGGCGAGTAAGGAGAAGATAGGGTTCATCGTAGACCGCAAGGATGTGACTGACGGGCACGTTCGTCTCACCATAAGGATGCTCAACAGCAGCAAAGCAATGGTGAAGACGAACGAGATGCCTATCATCCTCAACTCCATCAAGGCAAGCGGCATGATAGACCCAAAGATACAACGAGGTTTCACTTATGCGTTCCCGTTCGAGCTGTCGCAGGGTCACGGATTCCCGTACATGCTTGACATGAACCTCGAAGACCACGGGATGCTAAAACTGGTATGACATGGCACTGGATATAGTAACGAAGAGGGATGGCGACCTGCTTACGGCCACGGAGTTCAACGCTGTGGTGCAGGCCATCAAGGACAACGAGAGGTCGGTAGACACGCTCGGCACGAACTACACCAACATGGGTAAGACCGTGGAGGGTGTGCAGAAGGCGCAGAACCTGCAAGGGCAGGACATCAAGACGCTCAATGCCAACATGGTGAAGATGGTCTCGCTGACACAAGAGGCCTACGACGCGCTTGTAACGGCAGGAACCGTTGACGCAGACACTTACTATAACATCTTGGAGGAATGATATACAAGGGTGGCATAGAGATGAGCGCCCGCTATTATGGCTTGAAAGCGGTGACAGCGGTGTACAAGGGAGCAAAGCTCGTGTGGGAGGCTATCAGCTCCTGCTTCGGCAGCGGTATGTGGCTGAACTTGCGAGCATGGAAAAATACGGACGGTTGGAAAAATTAAAACGATAATACTATGGCTAAGAAAATAAGCGAGAACGCGATACCCGACATCAACGCGGACTGGGGCAAGGATGCAAGCAACGGACTGCCATATTCTGGGCAGGCGGTACAGACGTTCATCAAGGACAAGATGAAGTCTCTTGACAGCGACATCAAGAAAAAAGTCGGTTTTTTGTGCTGGTCAACGAACATCGACGCAAGCAATTTTTATCATCTTTGGGGCTTCGCGTCCGAGGATGACTGTACAAAATATAAGTCAGACCCGGAGGCTAACGCATCGTTGTTGTTGGTCAACGAGGCACTGCCTATCTCTACGATACAGGGTGACAGTTATGCAGCTTATCTCTTCTCCGATGTGAAGGTAGGTACCGACTATGTTGTGAATGGCAACGACTTCAACGTGAAGGTGCGTTTCTCGGCTGTGCGCACGTCATCGGGAGAAAGACTGAACTTCGGTGCCAACGGCTCGTTGACTATCCAGCGAAGCAGTGACGGTGGCTCTACGTGGAGCAATGTCGATACGCTTACAGGCATCCTTCCGAGTCATGATTACAATACGTCCTCTACGAATTATGATAAGGTCAACATCGGTAAGTATCTCACGTCGGGAACGCAGAAAATCCGTATGCGTGCATCGTTCAAATATACCGGCGATGATGGTACGGAGAAACAGGTCACGTCTACGTGGGTGGCTGTCGGTAATAGTATCAACCGCACGTCACTGAGCATTGAGCTATCCACGAACCAACAGCCTTATACGCCTATTTGGGTCAACAACCTCGGAACTGCCGGTGCACGTAAGTTCCCGTTGTCGTATGTCTGCAATGGTAATGTGGCTAAGACGCTTCATTATGCTATCTATGATGAGACGAATACAGAGGTGCTGCACGGTGTGCAGACGGGTATCACGAGCAACGGAAGTATCGTCAACCTGAATGTAGGCAACGACACGGATAATCCCCAGCTCTTTACGCATGGAGTCAAGACGGTGCTTGTCTATCTCACTGCCGAGGACGGCATGGGTGGTGTTATCTACAGTAATGGCATCGTCAACCGTTTTATGGTTGTCAACGAGGCTGATGCCAAGACGAAAGGAATAGAGAATAAGCGTGCTTTCCTCTTGCAACAGGCTATCCCGGCTGATAAGATGTCGGCACTCTCTGACGCAGAGAAACTGACCTATTTCGATAAGTTCACGAACTACACGGAGGGCAAAATCTTTGACTATGCGCTTTTCGTGCCTACGAAAGATGAGCAGGGAAACATCATCGTGGATGTAGATACGAAGGTGGATGTAACGTTCTATCTTTCCAATTACATCTCCGGCAACTGGACTCCTACGGCTGACGGTGTAAAGATGTACGTGGAGCAACAAGAGAATCTGCAGGCTTCACGCTCGCAGATGCAGCAGTTTGTGCCATCCGTGGAGATTGACTCCACTTCTACCTCGCTCTATGCTTATCTGCATGTATGGTTCACTGACACAGACGGGACGCTCAAGGACTTCCTGCTCAATTCGTTCAATGTTCCGATGTACAGCATCGCTATTGATAACAGTGAAAGCTATGCTCCTGTCAGTGGCACGACATTCCTGCTCAATCCTCGCACACGTAACAATACGGAGAAGGAGCCTGCCCGTATTATCAATACGGTTGACAACAGTGTTGTGGACTCTGTGTTTGATAATTTCGACTTTCAGACGGACGGTTGGATGTCGAAGGGTACAGCGAAGATGCTCCATATCCCTTCCGGGCGTAAGCTGACAATCAAGACCAATCCCCTCTCGCAGTTCCGTGTCAATCCTAAGTCATCAATGGTGATGGAGATGGATTTCGATGTCGAGAATGTCGTCAATGAGGACGATCCTATCTTTGAACTCGGCGAGACGGTGAGCGGTGTGTTCCGTGGCTTGCGCATCTATCCTATGAGAGGCGAGTTCTGGGTGAAGTCATACGGCGACCATCATCAGGATATTGATTATGGCTGGTGTGAGGGTAACAAGATTCACCTTACGATTGCGTTCTGCGCCAATGTCAATCCCGTTAAGTACGGTGTCAAGTATGGCACACCGGATGTGCATATCCCAGGTACTACGAGTCAATACTATAAAGACCCAAGCACAACGACCATAGGGTTGGTTAAGGTGTTTATCAATGGTAACAAGCAGCGTGAGATTCATTTCAACACGGAGGATCGTGACGAGTTCTGCACGGGTGCCATGTCTAATGGTGGCATCGTGATAGGTACAACGGGAGCGGATATTAATCTGTATTCGCTGCGTATGTATGCCAATAAGGAGTTTTCGGATGCTGATGCTCAGACCAACTACATTGCTTCCCGTTCCACTACGGTGGAGAAAAAACAACTTGCGGACGACAACGACATCTACACGGACGAGGTAGGCAAGTCGGGTAAGGTTATCAGTATCGACAAAGTGCAGAAGCATGGCAAGAACACGCTTTTATGGCACGGCCAGGAGACGTATTTCTTGCAGACGGCTAATGCCAACGGATGGTTTGAAATTAAGAAATATGATGCGGACGGTAACTTCCTGCCGAAACATTCCGGCTCGCTCTGCCGTACCACGGGTATAGAGATTCTTTCGGGTAACATTTCCGAATGGAACAAGAGCCTTAAAGCATCGGCGTTCCCGTTCTCTAAGGCACAGGGCTCATCTGCCAAGACTTATTGGGACTGGAATCAGCAGTTCGATATGTCGAAGTTCAAGGCTACCATTCGTATTCCTCGCTCGGCATTTGACAGCAGCATCGTTATCTCTGATACCAAGACGCTCGACGATGGCTCTACGGTGGTGGAGATTTACGGAGGCGACCTTGGCGCTGACTTCCCGCTTGGCAACACTCCGAAGCAATATCCCATCGACACGACAACGGGATTGATTGAGGTTCCTGACGGTTGGATTGACGGCAATGGTATTTTTATCGGACAGCGTGGCACAATATGGCACAGCAATGGTGACGAGGAGACCGTGGACGGTACGGGCTATTATCGTGGCCCATGCTATCAGGTAGCCGATGGAACTCCGTTCTGCCAGAAGCTCGTGAATAAGATTAACAATGCTTCCTGTCAGCAGTCGCATCTCGCAGGTGTGAACAACATCTACAACGACCTCCATACGGCTATCGTGGGGCAGAATGATCTCCAGCGTCTCGGTGCTGCAAACGGTCAGAATGTCCGTGTCTCTAAGTACACGGAGCCTTTCTTCTATTTCTTCAAGCCGGATGACGGTAGCGATATTCTTTATCGTGGTGGCTGTACCTTCGGCGGTGGCAAGATGGATAAAGCTACGTGGGGCTACGCAAAGAAGTTTAAGGGTCTGAAGAGCATCAAGAAGTTCTGTATGTTCGAGGGCTCCGACAACTCGCTCACGGGTACCGACTTCCGTGTGCCTTTTATCTGGAAGCCACAGGGCAGTTGTCCAGATGAGATGACTTATTCAACGGACGACGAAGGCTTCGGTGTCAGTGAGGGAACGGGTACTGACCGCAAATGGTCGCAGTGCTGGGACTTCGACGGCGGAGCTACTTACAGTGCCGATGATGAGCTGGCGGATGCTACGCATAAGGCAGACTATCCTACGGAGGATATTGTCAGTGCTTTTGCCGCGTTCCATAACTTTGTCTATCTCCACAACCCCGCTATCAAGGCTTACACGCAGGGCGACGGTACGCTCGCGTCGTTCCTCACTTCGGATCAGGCAAAGGATTACTATACGAAGTATTGGATGACACAAGGCGATGACCGCTATCGTCTCTATCGCTACTCCTTCGGTGCGGCTGCCTGGGTCGATGCCGGTCTATGGGTGCAGAAGTCGGATGGCTCCTATGGATGGGATGCTGTCTATGTGAACAGCTCGGAGCCGTTCAAGTATGCTTTCTCTAAGTTCGGTACTACTTACGCTTCACTCCCAGACAAGTTGAACGAGATGCTGCGGAAAGGTGTGGTCGATGACTTCAAGGCCCGTCTGCCGCTTTACATGGACCCGAAATCGTTGCAGACTTATTACGACTTGGAGATTCATTTCTTCTGCGGTACGGATAACTGCGGTAAGAACACGTACTTTGTCCTCTCGCAGTTTGACCGCGATATTCAGATAACGCTTCCTGATGGTACGCAGGAGACGCATACGGGTGTATGCCGTTTCGAGATGCACTCGGATGATGTCGATACCACGATGGCTATTGATAACAACGGACGTGTGACACATGACTATGATGTTGACCGTATGCACCCGTACAATAAGGATGATGCGACAACGACTCCTACTTATTCGGGCATGAACAACGTGCTGTTTAATCTCTGTGAGCAGGCATGGGACAGCGATACGGACAACACGCTCCGCACCGTGATGGCTCAGATATTCACTATCATGTGTACGCTGGCTACGGAGCGGGATAATATCCCCGGATGGCCTTATGAGAAGTCTCAGCAGGCTACCGTTCTCGGAGCATTGTGGAAATATATCTTCTTCATCGAGAGTTATTTCCCGATGAGTGCTTACAACGAGCAGGGACGTATCCGTTATGAATACCCGGAAACGCTCGGCTTCGTGACCGCCCGCCAGGTTAAGCCTATCTGGATGAGTCAGGGAAGTATGGATCAGTACGAACTGGAGTTTATGATGCGCCGTATTGTCTATATGGTGAGCTATGCTGCGTGGGGTCCTGCCGGGAAGGGAGGCAATACCGGTATTCCCGATGCTGACGAAGGCGGCTTTGCCATGATGGGTACGATGCTGCCTGATGGCACGCAGAGCGTAAAACTCGAAGTGGAGGTCACGGCTCATCAGACTATCTATCCTACGGGTAACGTGTCTGGTGCTGCAGGTGCTACCATTGACCCGCATGTGCGTGTGCGTGCCGGACAGAAATACACGTTGTCACTCGGTACAAACACGTTTGAGAAAGATACTTACTTCTATGTTTATCTTCGCAATTATTACCGTAGTTTCGGCAACCTCGCCAACATCTCGCTTGCTACGGATTTTATTCTCAATGGCACACGCTTGACGGAGTTTGTTGTCAATCCTGACAATGCCAACAAGTATGTTGACAAGCAGACGGGAGCCGAGACGTTGGCTTTCCGCCCCAATGGTTTCTCCATAGGTACGGCAAAGAACATCCAGCATCTCGATCTCCACGGACTGACGACGCTCAAGGGTGACATCAACCTGAAAGACTGTACACGACTTGTGGATATTAACACGGAGCAGACGAAAGTGTCAACGGTTGAGTTCCCCGAAACGATGTCGCTTGAGACGGTGAAACTCTCTGATACAATCACGGGAGTGTCGCTTCCTAATCAAGGTAATCTTCAGACGCTCACGGCTGAGGGATATGCCGACATCAAGACGTTGGAGTTTGGCAAGAACACGCCCGACGATGCCATTGTTCCCTTCGTCACACTCTGCGCTTCCTCTGCCACACAGGATATGGATATTGAGCTTGATAACGTAGAATGGGATGTGAGTTTCGTGATGTCGGTTCTCTTGTGGATGATTAAAAAGACGTTCAAGGGTACAGGTCATGTGACGGTCAGCTCACAGCTCACCCCTGCCTCGGTACAGAACGTGTCGGACATCCTCGGTGTGGAGTGCTTCTACGATGATGCTCCGTTCTACGTCAAGACGAGTGGCGGAAACTTCCTCACGGGTCCGCAGAACGTCATATCGGGTGGTACGGCTGACTATCAGATGATTGTTATTCCACGTTCCGACTATACACCGACCTACAGCTTGCAGGATTATGAATCGACAACGAAAACGGATGGAGATACTATCTACAACAAGGGTGTCGCTCATATCAACGGCCGCACAGGTCACTTGACGACTGACGAGAGTATAAACGATGTGGCTGTCAAGGTGCAGGGTTATTACTCCAAGGACGGACACAACGATATGGATGTGAACATCGGCAAGACAACCTATCCGCAGGAGATACGCTCCATCCAAGGTGCAGAGGCTATCACCAAGACTGGAGAATACACCTACAAAGCTCAGCTCATGCCTGTGGTCTATACTGGTAAGGTTGATGTCGTGTGGGACATCGTGAGTGGCACGACGGATGGTATGACGCTCGTCAGCAACGGCAATGAGTGCACGTTGAAGGTCACTGGTTCCGTTCCTGTCAACTTCAACAAACTCGTTCTGAGAGCCACGGCAACATGTGGCAACGGCAGTTCCTTCACGAAGCAGAAGGATGTGTTCTATTCGCAAGAGCAGCCGGTCATTACCAGCTCCAGCAATGCGGCTGTCATGGCTGTGTGCTACAAGCAAGGATGGGCGGCAAACGCCAATTACATGTTGCGTTCGGAGTGTGAGGCAGTAGAAGACTTGGGTACTGCTTTCGCAGGTAATCTTCTTCTGCAACACTTCCTTGAACTGCAATACTTCACAGGTCTAAAGAAGATTGCGGACGGAGCTTTCAAAGGTTGTTCGCAACTGGCTGACTTTATACTTCCACAGACTGTTACGGAGATAGGCAAGGATGCGTTCAACGGCTGTGCGGCATTGACATCGCTTGTTATCCCTTATGTCGTTACTATCGACGATGGCGCGTTCAAAGGTTGCAGCAATATCTCGACCTTTGAGACTGGTGATGCGCTGACAACAATCGGTACGGAGATACTGAGCGACGCTCAGATTACCGAGCTCTCGTTTGGTCCTAACATGGCGAACATCTCCCTCGACGCTTTCGACAACTGTCAGAAACTGACAAAGGTGACGGTCAGCAGTTCACGTTTCCTCACATGGGGCATGGCGTTCAAGAACTGTCAAAGCCTTATAGAATATGCAGTGCGCAATGACGGTACGACCATCCTCAAGGCGGAGAACACAATCCTCTATCGAACGGATGAGCAGACAATCGTCGCCGTTCCGCAGGCTTGCACGACATTCACTACAACGGGATATAAGATTTCCGACTATGCGTTCTACTGGAACGTCAAGACTATCGGCCAGACTGTTATCAATCCATCCACTTACGCTAGCGTACTTCAACAAGAGAATGTAGATAGTTTGAAGTCAGCCTTGAACGATTACGTTGCCGACTGTAAGTGCTACGTGTTCAACTCTAAAGGTACGAAGATGGCAGAGATAAAATCTGCCACTTTCGAGGGAACGTATGACACGATGACAAAAGGCACTGTGACGTTCAAGGATGGCACGACGGTAGACATAAGAACGCTAAACGATGCAGGCTGTAACTTCATGGTCTATCGTCCTGCCATGCACATCAAGAGCTTCACGGACGATGCTGGTCGTGAGATTCTCCAACAAGGAGGGAAAATTCCCATTGACGGAGGTATTACGTTCCGTGAGAAGTTCATCGGTATGTTCAAAGGCTATGTGCAGAACAACGTATTGAAGTCGCAGCCTGGACGTATCTGTGACGGTAATCGTACCATCGCCACCTATCAAGCCCTTGCAAATGCTGGTGGAACGGGTTATACTCAGTGGTCGTACAAAGACTGGTGCAAGGAGAACGCACTGCATCTGTCGTGGTTCGGCAACACGAACTACGAGGTGAATATCGGCACTGGACGCATCAACAACTATAATAACGTTCGAAATAGTGTCACAGGCTTCACGCTTCCGATGATAGGCACGGATGAGCTCTATGGCACACGTCCGTGCGTGGATAGTGCAGGAAATGCGATTAACGCCCTTAACTTCTTCCACATCGAAGGCCTCGGAGAACTGATTTGGGAGTTTGTCATCGGCTACCGACATGATGAAAGCACCATCTATATTTGGGATGACGACACATGGAGCGAGTCGCATAAGGCCGACTATACCGTTCCGTATTCCGTCAACAATGCTAATAGTAGCTATGTGCGTCAGATGGTTGCCGGTGAGCACTTCGACATGATACCGAGGTTAGTCGGCGGCTCTTCCGTCACTGGCTATTGCGATGGCTGTTGGGCCAATACGAATGGAAGGTTGCTGTCCGTTGGCGGCGCTGCGAACAACGGCTCGTTTTGCGGTCTTTCGGCTTCGGCTTCGCATTACGGCTTCGGGTACGCGGACGGTAACATCGGGGCTCGCCTGGCTTTCTCAGGTCGGCCTGTCGAGATCGAAGGCTCGAAATTACTCGAATAACGGACGCACGAGTTCGACGCCGCCGCAGGCGGCGCACCCGTACCATGTGCTGCCATTTATGGCAGCAAAAAAAACAAGACAAAATGAAGAAACAACATAACAAGGCACCGCCGTGAGGTGCACAAGGTTGATTGGACGAGGTTGCTGTACGTTGGCAGCAATGCGAACAACGGCTCGATTTGCGGTCTTTCGGCTTCGAATTCGAATAACGGCTTCGGGAACGCGAACGGTAACATCGGGGCTCGCCTATCTTTTTCTCGTTAAATATTATAAGGCAATACACAACCGCCCAAGAAAACCTCGCAACTGGGAAGCATCGTCTGAATGGCAGACGTGAGCTGAACATGCGAAACATAACTGCAACCCACCGTAGTATGGGGCATACAAGTAGGGTAACACTGAAAGTAAGTAGCGTAGAGAGAAAGCCTTTCCTAAGTTAGAAGTTAGGAGTTAGGAGTTAGTAGTTAAAACAAGTTTTTGAATTGATAAATTTTTAAGTTTTTGAACTGATAAGTAGTGGCAGAGTTAGATGTTGACATAAAGGCAATACGAGGGAAGCACCGAGACGTGAAGCTCTCACAGGTGTACGCCATGGATAATCTTATCCGTGCCGACAAGGAGGCGCGTCGTGGCAAAGGCAATAAGTATGGCGTGAGGAAGTTCGACAAGGACCGCACGGGTAATCTGCTGAAGATACAGACGATGCTCCGTGAGCGTACCTACCACACTTCCACGCCAAAGATAGAGATGCGTTATTGCCCTTGCGGAAAGGTGCGCAAACTCACTAAATTGCCTTACGATCCCGACCATATCATCCATCACGCTTTGATGCAGGTCATAGGTCCCACGATGAACGCAAGCTATTATGCCAACAGCTATGCGAGCATCAAAGGACGTGGCACCGAGATGGCAAGGCGGAGGGTGCGACACTGGATTGACCGGCATAGAAATGCTGACATCGTGTTTGCCAAACTCGACTTCACGAAGTTCTATCAGAACATCAAGCAGGAGAAGATTTATGCCGCACTCTGCGAGATGTACCATGATGATGGCATCCGTTGGTTGCTGAAAGAAGTCGTGACGGCTATTAGTGAGGGATTGGGTATTGGACTGTACCCGATACAGCCTATCGCCAACTTCTACCTAAACCGTCTTGACAGGATGATAGGTCTGAGGTTTGGTAAGGCGGTGTTCCTCGTCAGATACTGCGACGACATCGTGCTGTTAGGATTTGACACGAAAACGATATGGGACGCGGTAAGCATGATTAGGTATTATGCGAAAGACATCCTTCGACAGCCACTGCATACAAATGTCAATGTGGAGCATCTGACAAACGATGTTCCGCTTGATTTTGTCGGTTATCAGTTCTTTAAGGATTACACGCTCATCCGCAAGAAGATGAAGTTGCGCATGAAACGTAAGTTGCGCAACTTCGACAAGAAAGAGAGTGAAGGTAAGGATATGACTGCAAAGCGACGCATGACGCTTTGCAGCTATAAAGGTTGGCTCATGCACAGTAATGGTATAACTTTATTCCGAAAGATAACAGGCATGAATAAATTTTCAGATTTGAACATCTCCAGTCAGGCAAAAGGCAAGAATGGAGAGATTTATTATGAGGTTCCTATCGTCAGTTGTGGTTTCCTCGTAGGCCGTAAGATTATTGTGAAGGATTTTCAAACGAATGTCAAGACGCGCAATGGCGATGGTCGCTATGTCGTGCTCATTGAGGAAGGCGGCAGTGAGTGTAAGTTCCTCACGAACAATCCTCGCATGAAGGATGTGCTCAACCAGTGTCGTGAGCAGAATGCCTTTCCTTTTGAAGCTACGTTTAAGAGACGGGCTCTGAATGGAAATAAGGTTGATTATTATTTTGAATGAGATAAGGATATGAAAGCAGAAAGTAATGTTAAGCCGCAGTTGGTCGAGAGATACCCCGGTCTTGTGAGAATTAACTATGATGTGCAGGAAGAGCAGCGTGAGGATATGAACGGGACGAAGAGCACCGTCTATGTCTACCGTATGCTTGAACTGCCAAGTGTCAATATGAGCGTGGATGAGCTGACTGCTACCCTCAAAGCCGATAAGTACGACAAAGCCACGCAGATTCAGATGGCATCTGACGATGACAAGAAGATAACGCTTGCGTTGTTCACTGCTAACTGTACCATCTATGCCAAGAAGATTCTCGGCATGGAACCATCATTGTCTGATGTCAAGGCGCAGAAGTTGGCAGAGATAAGTGTATATGATGCCTCTGATGCTGTCAACAGTTTCACCATCGACGGCAAAAATATCTGGCTGAGCAAAGACACTCGTCTTGCGCTTCGTCAACGCTTTATTGCTGAGCAGGCAAGCGGCATTAAGAATACATCGTTGTGGTATGGTGCTGAACAGTTCAACCTCTCAGTTTCTGATGCTCTTCCCATGCTTAATTCCATTGAGATATACGCTTGCAAATGCTATGACATCACCGCTGCGCATAAGGCTAATGTGCATTCAATGACAGATATTGAGGACATACTAAGCTATGACTTTAGAGTCGGCTATCCTGACAAACTTTCATTTACGACAACGGAGGAATGATGCGTATAAGAGGTTGTTTATGGCACAAGGGTAGTAATGGTCTCGGCGTGGGTCCTATGTGGCTGCGTCTGCTGCTGCCTTACCGCAAGACGTTTGACGCGGCGGCAAGGACGCATGACTACTGGTACGACGCGAAAGGCGACGGATGGGCGAGAAAACTCGATGATCTGCTGTTCCTCTATGAGTGTCTGAGGGTGGCCAAGACTTCTATACAGCGTTTTTTTGCTTACCTGTATTTCCTGCTTGTTCGCATGTTCGGATGGGCGTTCTACAGATACGACAGATAGGCTTTGATGATAAGCAATTCTTGATAGTTCTGTTCGGCGAGCTATAACTCGTCGTTAAAAATAAGTTTCACTTAAAATGTTTAGATTATGAAGAAAGTTTTTAGTGTTTATGACCGTGTTGCTGAGTGGCTTTGCAGCTTCGACAGCGACAAGTATGTGCATTTGCTTTTTGGCTTGGTGATCAGCTTCGCGGTGTCATGGGCATTTATGCTCACCACCATGGGAGCGACCAAGCCCGTGTGCGCTGTATGCGGTGTAATTGCGTCGGTGTTCGTCGGCTTCATTAAGGAGGTCGTTGACTTCTTCCGTGACAAGCCTTTCGACGCAAAGGACTGGCTGTTCACCGTCATTGGTGGAGTGATTGGAGCATTGATGTTTTTGATTTAATAACTTGCCGTCTGCGACTGAGTGTTGCAGACGGCCTAAAAGATTGACAGATGGGAAGCAATATACTTAACTTATCAAGTAACGGTATATCTACGGGCGCACGCGCGGCGGGGGTAACGATATTCTACTCGGAAATCACGCAGATGATTATCGACAGCAGATGGATATTGGTGGCCGTCGTGCTTTTCTGTATTTTTGATTTTCGCCTTGGGTGCAAGGAGAGTTCCAAGCGTAAAGAGGCGGCTGACAAGGAGGGAAACACGATGCTGAGCGACCTCTACCGCTTTCATCGCTCACGGGCGATAAGGCGATCAGCAAACAAATTTGTGGACTATGTACTGCTGATGATGGTGTCCGAGGCCTTCGGTGCGGCATTTCTACCTTATATTGGTGTGCCGTATATCTACGGAGCTTGGGCTGGCGGTCTGATTGCCTGCGGCTGTGAAATAAGCAGCGCGTGTGGGCATTTCCTCTACATTCATGGTGTGCAGGTGGAGAAGAAGAACGTCAAGGGCTATGCGCTTGCTTTTGTCAAGGCCTTGGCCGTGGCTTTTGCCCGGCAGAAGGCTGGCGAGCAAGTAGGCGAGGCTGTCGAGGAGGCGTTTAATGAAGCAGAAAACAAGAAATCAGAAAAATAACATAGGAGGTAATCATGGCAATATCAAGAGGACTGAGGAATAACAATCCGCTGAACATTCGGAAGTCATCGACGAAATTTGTCGGTGAGACGAACGGGAACGACGTTTCATTTAAGACATTCAAGACGATGGCGTATGGCTACCGGGCGGCATTTGTCATCTTGCGGACATATTTCAAGAAGTACGGCTGCAACACGGTAGGGAAGATTATCAAGCGTTGGGCACCACCGACGGAAAACAATACAACTAACTATATCGCTACGGTTAGTCGAAGGAGCAAGATACCTTCGGGGCGCAAGCTGTCATTCAGTATGGGCGAGATGACTGCAATAGTGGCAGCTATGAGCTACGTGGAGAATGGAGAGGTTGCGGACGCAAAGGCCGTGGCACAAGGTTGGGATTTAATGGAGAAGGAGTAAATGATATGGAAATAACAGTTGAAAGAAAGTGGAAACGGGATGGATATACCATCGGTACGCTGAGCATTAACGGTAAACGGTTTGGCGATGGGAAGCATTACTGTTGCACGTTAGAGGACACGGACAGAGGGCTTGACAGCAAGATGCCGATGAATAAAATATTATTTATGAAGAAGCCGCACATTACGGCTATCCCTACGGGTAGATACCAGATAACTGCAACATACTCCCCGCATTTCAATCGCACGCTGCCGCTATTAAACAACGTCCCCGGCTATTCGGGTGTGCGAATACATCCGGGTAACACGGCTGCGGACACAGATGGGTGCATCTTGGTAGGCGAGAATACTGCAAAAGGGAGAGTAAATAACTCTAAGTACTGGTTCAACCTGCTCTATGCCGCAATCGACAAAGCGTTGAAACGCGGGGAGAGCGTAAACATCACGTACAAATGAAGAAGGCTGTACTCATCCTGCTGGCCGTCATCGTGAGCTTCGTACTTGGAATGTTGGTAGAGAGCAAAGTCCACAAATGCGATGTGGGCGATGTTCATACCAGCGTCGAGTATGTCTCGGAGTCTCATCATGCTCCGGTGCCATCCGACAGCAACGTTGTCCGCTATGACACCATTTGGCCAGACAACAAAGAGGTGAAAAATATTCCAAAATCCGGCAACAAAAGTGCGGAAAATATTCCACAGAAGGCCGAAAAGATTTGGGAAGACACGCTGAAAAGCGCGGAAAATATTCCGCAGCCTGTTGTGATCCCCATCACTCAGAAGGTGTATAAGGACTCCGATTACACTGCCTATGTGTCCGGCTATCATTCCTCGCTCGACTCCATATCTGTGAGGCACAAGGTGACAACCATCACCATCAAGCAGAAGGCGCGCCGATGGAACGTGGGAGTGAGTGCAGGATATGGAATGACCCCGAAAGGCTTTCAGCCGTATGTCGGCATTGGTGTAACGTTTAACCTACTCAAATAGATATGGGCAGAAAGAGATTGTACGTAGACAAGGAGCCACGGCAGCGCGGCTCCATACCAAGAGAACACTTCACGAAAAAGAGAGGATCGTGGAAACCCAAGCATCCGTTCGAGAATGAGGCGAGTGCGGCCAACTATATTGCCATGCACGATTACTTCATGAGAAACGGATATGTGCCATACGTCTGCGGCTTCTGCGGATGCTGGCACATAGGAAGGAGAGA